ACGCTTCGCTACAACGTCAACTTCCTCCAGGAACGTTACGCGAAGCGGAAGTGCAATCTGGCGTACGCTCCGAAGGGCTCGCTCGCACTTGACCCGCTCAATTACGCGCGGACCACGTATCTTATCCGGGGCAATGACGAAGTGGCTCCGCAGGCATTTCTGATTCAGGAAACGCGACCGCGCGACAACTTCTCATACCAGGTGTCGTGCGTCAAGTATGATCCGCGCTTCTACTATCTGGATGACCTCGCTTTCTGGCTCAATTTTGACTCTCAGGAGTTCAAGGACGCTTCGGCTCGCGGCGAAGACGTTGACGAAGGTACGTCAACTGGTAAGGCCACGATCACCTTTGACGAAGCCCGCAACGGCTACGTGTTCACCAACATTCCCGTTCGTACGGCTTCGCGGCTTACCTCCGCGACCCTCATGAGCCACGGCGGCTCATATACGAAGGCGGCTTGGGTCTACCAGACCGGCGGTCTAGATTGCGGCTTCCTCAGCAACGGTACGACGGAGCGGTTCGTTTGTACCAACGGCAACCGTATCCAGGCAGGCCATCAAGACAACATGTTCGGCCTGACGTGGGTCGGCTTCCCGTCCGGCGATTATCTCTGGCACCACATCGCCTGTACATATGATGCTGATGCTCGCATTTTGCGTTTGTACTTCGACGGGGTATTAAAAGCTCAGAAGATCAACGTTCCACTTCCAAACATCGCGGGTCTTCAGCCCATCGGCATCGGCAACGCGGCCGTACCTCCGAAGGCGGATGACGTACGGTATTGGCGGCGCTGCTTCAGTGAGCAGGAAATCTCCGAACTATACAACAGCACGAGGTAAGTCATGGCCGTTATCACTCGTCAGGAATTAGAAAACGCGCAGCGCGACGTTTCCGACTTGGGCAAAGTCGTGAACGGTTCTTCGACGCTTGCGAACCCGGCGGCTGCGGCTCCGTTGAACGTCGGAACCGTTTCGACGCGCGAAGGTCAGGTGGTGAAGACGCTTTCGCGAGTTGTCGCGGACGGGTTCACGTCGGTCGAAGCTCGCTTGACGCCTATCATCTACTCACTCACGGCGCAGCGCGACGCGGCACTGACGATCACGACACCCGCGTCTGCGGTTATCACTCCCGGTCGTACCTGTTACGACAAGGAAGATACGAACCTGTACATCTGTACGGAGGAAGATGACCCGGAAAATCCGGGCACGCTGAGAAAAGTTTGGTCGCGGCTTTCGAACCTCGAAAACGTCGCGTTGGCCGAATTGGGCGACATCCTCCGTGGCGTCACCAAGCCGTCTATTGGCGCCAAAATCTCTATCGCCAACCTCAAGATTATGCAGGAAGTGGAAAAGAACTTCGACAACAACGCGCTAGAAGTTCACCACATTCGTTTCCCCATCAAGAATACCCTTTATGAAGGGCTCGCGAAGATGATGGGCTACAACACGGCTCCGCTCAATAGTAAAGCATTCATGCAATCGGGCGTAGACTTCGGGTGCCGCATCCCGTTCGAAGAACTCGTGAACGCAAGTTCTCCCGAAGCGACCGCAGCGGGCGTTGATTGGGCCGCTCCGACAAATCGCGTCTTATTCCGAAATAACGTCTACAACGTCTTGGAAGGGTATTATGTACTTGGATCTATCGACATTTCTAATATCTACGCCAAAGATGTAACCATCCGGGATTGCTACATCGACGGCAATTATAATGCCTACGCCGCCATTGGTAAGTCCAACGTGGAGGATTATGCGGCCTATGTTGAATACTGCACGTTGCGGCGCTTTATCAACGACGCGATGGCCAACAACTACGGACACGTGGCATTCTGCGACATCGAGTATTCACGCGGCGACGCGCTCAAGGCGTCCGGCCACGACGTTCATTATCATGGGAATATGATCCGCGTCTTGGGCTTCGGTATTCCGTCGGCGCACGCGGACGGACTTCAGGTTTGGGATTGCTCGCGACTTACCGTGACTCAGAATACCTTCTGGATGCCAGGCACATCGACCTACTATGACGAAGGCACGTATGGCTCCACGCAGATACTTCGCTTCGTGACGGAACACGGGACAGGCGTCCTGGAGGAAGTCTATTGCGGCGGGAACATCCTGGCCGGAGCCGGTCACACGATTTCGGTTCGCGCTCGATACGCCGGGTCACTCGTGCAGAACATGGTCATCGCGAACAACATCGTGGCCGGAAACGTGGACGGCTATCCCATCCCGCTATATGGCGTCATCACGACCGATCACCAACCGGCCCAAACGGCCGGGACGGTCCGAAACCTTTTGTTCCACGACAACAAGATGTCGGACGGCCGCGTTGGCCTCAAGACAAGCCCTCCCGGTCAGTTCATCAACGGACCAAATCAGGAAGGAATGTGGTACTATGACAAGCAGTACGCCTCGGAATACTTCATGGAACTCGGAAAGCGGTACGGCTATCTGGATTGGAACGGCGATTTGAAGGCGGGCGTTCCGAACTATGGCGTTGGTGGAGTGATGCCGACATGACCCCGTTTACTTCGTACGCGATCCAGCGGGCGCTCAACGTTACGGTTGACGGGAAGTTCGGCCCGGAAACGGAAGCGGCGATGCGGGAAGCCCTCGGAAATCCGAAGGATGACACCGGCCGTCCGTGGCGGGCGAAGCGTCTCATCATCGGCTATCAGCAGAAGCTGATGAAGGAAGCCGGAATTGAGGTGACTGTTGACGGTCTTATCGGACCGGCGACGCTTCACGCTTTCGAGAAATATCAGGACCTTCTCCGGCGCTCGGAAAGCGACCGCGCCTTCATCGCGGCGGCGTCCTGGTATGAGGGATGGCTCGCGGCGATCCGATCCTGGCTCTGGCCCGTCCCGGAAGTGGGCAAGGTTGTCCTGCCGGCCCCCGGGAAGCCCGAACGGGCGCTTCCGCCTCCCGTATTGCCTCCGGACGCTCCTGCTCCACGTACGACATGGCCGCGCCAGGTAGATGTCCCGAAGGTCTTCGGAGCCGTCGGAACCAACCAGACGGTCATCCTCACGCCATGGCAGATGGAACTCGCTTGGGACAGCGGCGTAAAGACGCGGAAGATCAGTCTTCATGAGAAGGTCGCTCCGTCCGCGATGCGGGCGCTGGATCGGATTTACCGCCACTACGGCGACGCCGGTATTCGTGACTTGGGCCTCCACAAGTTCGGCGGATCGCTGAACGTCCGGAAGATGCGCGGCGGCGACAGTTATTCGATGCACTCTTGGGGGATAGCTATCGACTTCGATCCCGACCGGAATCAGCTTCGTTGGGATCACACCAAGGCTCGGCTCGCGAAACCGGACGCAAAGGTGTTCTGGGACATCTGGGAAAGCGAAGGCTGGGTCAGCTTAGGTCGTGAACGCGACTTCGATTGGATGCACGTTCAGGCCGCTCGGCTGTGAATTTGCCGTTTCCGTTGTAACCGTCTATAACCGTCCGCTGGGAGGCGTACATGTGGTGGCTTGCGCTTAAAATCCTTGGTCCTGTTGTGATCGTTGGCCTTATCTACGGATGGGGCTCCGACGTGATCAACCGGTACTCGGAAATGCCGAAGCGGATTGAGCAGCTTGAACGGGATAAGTCGCTGATTGAGTCCCGGGTCGCGTCGCTCCGTACGTTAATGGCTCGGCGTGACGCCGCGATTGAAGCCTCCAAGTGCAAAGCTCAGATCAAGGATTGGATCAGGAACCCTGATAAAATCCCGACGGCTTTCGACCCGTTCAATCAGCTGAATCCAAAGTAAAGGAACGACTATGGAAACCATTAAAGCATTCTGGGCTTCGCTCGTTGAGAAGATCGGTATGGACTGGGCCATCGCGGTCGCGGTCGCGGCCGTGCTCTTTCTCATCGAACCGGTCCTTGGCGTGATCGCAGCTGTTGGCTTCGTCCTGTATAAGACGGGCAAGCTCGACAAGCTCATCGCCAAGTTCAAATCCAAGGTCGAATAAGGAAGCTCGCAACAATGCCGTCCGGGTCTTGGCCTACGTGGAACGACGCGGCCTGGGCGGTGATAGCCGTGCTGGGCGGTGTCGCACGTTATCTCGACAGTTTCCTGAAGGGTCAAACGGTCCCGACCTGGAGCCGGATGATCGCTCACGCCTTCGTTTCCGGCTTCTCCGGTTATATGGTCGCGCAAGCCACGCTTCTCATAAAGCCGGAGTGGGCCTTCATCGCGGCCGGCATCGCAGGCTATCTCGGAACGCAAGCCCTCGATATGACGGCGGACCTGCTCAAGAAACGAGTGGGGGGTGACAATGACGCTAAATGATGTGACGGTTCTTTTGCTTTTCGGCGTCGCGCTCCGGGTCGTTTGGACTTCGGCTTCGATGGCCGCTGGAGCCGCGATCCTAACCGGCGCCATGTTGACGCTTCCGCTCAAAGGTTCGGCGCTCGATACCTGGCACGGCACTCCGGTCTTCCCGGGTCAACCCGCGCTCGTTTTCGTGTGTATTGCTTTGGCCGTTATCCACGAACGGCTTGGAGAACGCGCGGCTCATAGGGTATGGCACTACACGTCGGTGACGCTCGTGATTATGGCCTTCGTCATGACGAAGTTCGCGGCCGATGGTCAGCCTGATATCGCGCTCGATGTCGGACGGATTTGGGCCTCCACCCTCTTCATGTTCATCTTCGTCGGCGGAATAGGTCAGATCATTTGGCGGACGTTCCATCTGAACGGCTTCTCCCGGTATTCCGTTACCTGGTTCGCGTTCCCGGTCGCGTCACTGGCTAATTCACTGATCACGTTCTACACTCCGGATTATCCGAACTTCTGGGAACTCGCGGCCCGGAGTTCGCTATCCGCCACGTTCTACGGGACCATTCTTCTATTCGTCGCGCTCGTGCTCTTCCACTTCTATCCTTCGACAGTAGACCAACAGCGGAAGCGTATTGCCCGCTCATTCCTGGAGTTACGGCCAAATGTCTCAAGATCGGATCATCGCAGCGTATCACGCCAACGGCGGTAACATCAGCGCGGTATCGCGCGAACTGGGCATCCATCGACAGACGGTCCGAAAATATATCTCCCAAGCCGGTATCGCGGACCGGCCGATCAAAGGCGGTCAATCCGGCTATCGTGAGCCGATTGTTCGACCACTTCCGGAAGCCGGAGAAATCAAGCGGTACATCCTTACGTCGGCGCAGAACAATACCAAAATCCACCCGAAATTCTGGGAAAACTTGAAGGCGTACGCGAACTGGATCGGCGCTGAGATAATGGTCGCGCGGTATGCCTACGATCAAGGGTCGTATCTCCACGCGAAGACTTCGAAGCCCGGAACCGCGAAGAACAAAGAAGACCTTTGGTATGATCCGGAAGTGATGCCGTATATCTGCGACGATGAAACTCGTCACGGCACGGCGCATTACGAACTCGCTCCGGGTATTGTTTGGTGTGCGGAAATGAATATCCGCCCAACGGCTTCGCGACCGCTTTCCGACCTTCTCACGTATATGGGCCAACAATCTATCGTTGTTCCTCACGCGAAAGTCGCGATGAAAAGCGTTCCAACGTCTCGCGACGAAATGCCGAAATTCTGTTACACGACCGGAACCGTAACGCAGCGAAACTATATCCAAAAGAAAGCCGGATTGAAAGCCGAATGGCACCACGCATACGGCGCGCTGTTAGTCGAAGTCGAAGCGAACGGCGACTGGTGGGCGCGCCAACTTAACGCCACAATCAAAGGCTCTTTCTTCGATTGCCCTCACGGAATTAAAGGGCTCGCTTTCGTTCGTGATGGAGAAGTTTATTCCGGCGAATACGCGGAAGGGCTTAATTGGGGCGACATCCACGCCTCCGAAATAGACGAATGGGTGGCCGAAATGAATTGGGGCAAGGGCGGAATACTTGATTCGCTCAAGCCGAAATATCAATTCATGCACGACCTTCTGAGCTTCCGTTCTCAATCCCATCACGACCGTTACAAGTTCGGCGTCTCATATCAGAAATGGCGCGACGGCGAAGATAATGTTGAAGCGGAAATCCGGACGACAGCGAACCTTCTCCGGAAGGCGCTTCGCGGCGGAACGAAGACGATTGTTGTAAACTCGAATCATGACCGCCACGGCGACCGTTGGCTGGATGAAGTCGATTATCGTCACGATAAGGCGAACGCGCGGCTGTTCCTTGAAGCACAGCTGGCCCGTGTTGTCGCGATGGATGAGAAGAAAGATTGGGAGTTCCTACCTTGGGCGATGAGACGGGAGAACGTAACTGACGCGACCTTCCTCGCTCGCGATGAGTCGTTCACCCTCTGCCGCGATATTGAGTGCGGATGGCACGGCGATGACGGTCCGAACGGCTCGCGCGGCACAACCCAGTCGCTCGTAAACGTCGGACGCAAGGTCAATAAGGGTCACGACCACGCGGCGGCGATCCTGGACGGCGTGTATTCGGCCGGAGCTTGCTCGACTTCGTACGCCTATCAGACCGGCCCAAGCGCGCAATCAATCTCCCACATCGTGACGTATCCGAACGGAAAGCGGGCGATTATCACGGTTCGCGGAAGGAAGTGGCGCGCTACCGGGGTATGAGCTCAGGTTGCGTCCGGGGTTGGAAATTCCACTTGAGCCCATGACGGCAATGCTTCGGCCGGTGTTCCTGTAGTATATTTTCTTTTTCTTATTAAAAGAAAATAGAGAATTATCACGGGAACTACGGGCGATTTGAGTACCCGGAACCCCAATCTGCCCAGGAACCCCAGCCGGAGCCTCCACCACCCTTGACTTCTTTGGGCGACCCGTCTATGTCTGGGCCTCGATACCTGAGGAACACAAGTGACGTACCAGTACCACACGCAGCCGTTCAAGCACCAGGCCGAAATCTTCGCGGAAACCTCCGACCGGGAAGGCTATGCGCTTTTCTGGGAGCAGGGCTGTGGGAAGACAAAGCCAACTATCGACACCGCCTGCTCCATGTTTGAAGCCGGTCGTATCGACGCGCTCGTGATCGTCGCGCCAAACGGCGTCCACCGGAACTGGCTCACAGACGAAATCCCGGCACATATGCCACCCCGGGTCCGCGAAAAGATGACGACCTTCCTCTGGGAAAGCTCGAAAAGCGGAAACAAGGGCTTCAAGCAGGACCTCGAAAGCCTCTTGACCGTCGGCGGGCTCGCGGTACTCGCGATCAGTTATGACGCTTTCGTGACGAAGACAGCCGTGAACTACCTGGGCCGGTTCTTCCGCCGGAGAAAAGTTCTGTTCGTCGCGGACGAAGGTCATTATCTGAAGACGCCGGGAACGGCGCGCTCAAGAACCGTCCGGACGGCGGCGAAGTATGCGAAGGCGCGACGGCTCCTGACGGGAACGCCGGTCAGCCAAGGACCCTTCGACGTGTACGCCCAAGTTCAATTCGTTGATCCGACCTTCTGGAAATCGGAAGGCATCCCGGACTATTCGACGTTCAAGCACACGTTCGGCGTCTGGCTTCCGCGCGAACAGGTCAAATCTCGTATGGGCTTTGACCCCGGCTTCGACGGACTGTGCGTCGAATACAAGAACCTTGAACTGCTCGAATCAATGATCAAGAAGATCGGTCACCGGCTCACGAAAGACGACGCCGGTCTGAATCTTCCTCCGAAACTTTATTCCAAGCGGTACTTCGATCTGACGTCCCAACAGCGGACGCTTTACGACGAACTGAAGCGGAACTTCGTCGCGTCGCTTGAGTCCGGCGAAGTGATCGAAGCCCCGCTGGTTATCGTCCAGATGCTCCGGCTCCACCAAATAACTTGCGGCTATGTCGCGACCGGAGACGAAAACGAGATTGTTGAAATTCCCGGATCGAACCCGCGACTGAACGCAGCTGAGGATATTCGTGACACGCTCCACCACCCCGCAATCTTTTGGTCCCGATTTACAAGAGACATCGACAAGCTCATGGACCTCTTGGGCAAACGGGCGGTGCGCTATGACGGCCGTGTGGACGATGACGCCAGAGCCCAAGCGAAAGCCGACTTCCAATCCGGAGCCGCGCAATTCTTCGTCGGCAACCCGCAAGCTGGATCAACCGGCCTAACGCTTATCCAAGCGCGATCCGTGATCTACTATTCGAACAGCTTCCGCCTTATCGACCGGCTCCAGTCGGAAGATCGTGCCCACCGTATTGGGCAAGAACACCCCGTCAATTATATCGACATCGTTGCCCACGATACGATTGACGCTCATATCGTCACGGCGCTTCGTGAGAAGTTCGACGTGGCGTCGAAGATAACCGGCGACAAAGTAAAGGAATGGCTATGACCAGGGTATTCGTCTTGGTGGACCAGAAACAGCGCGACCGTAGGACAAACGAATTAGTCAGCAAGTTTGACTTTTCGTCCGCTTCGCGGTACGGTGAGCTTGTATTCGTCGTGGACCCTAGTTTGCGCTCGCGCGATCCGGAAGTCAGCGAACAACTACGCGACGGACTAGAAGACATAACAGATGATGACTACATCCTACCGATTGGAAGTCCCGTTATCATTCTCTTGGCTGGAGTTCACGCGGCGCTCGCGGAAGCGAACATCACTCGGCTAAATATCCTCGAATGGGAGTGGGATCGCGAAAAGCGGTCTGGCTACTATTTCCCGATTACAATCAACATAACGGAGTAGAACACGTGACCGAAGATTATTCAGAGTTCCTTGAAGACGCACCGACGGATAACCTCCTGACTCAGATCACCGCCACGGCGGAACATATGAAGGAAGTCGCGGACGAACTCGCGGCGCTGGAGGAAAAGACGAAGGCGAAGAAAACCGAACTCGAAACGCTCCAGACCCAGATCATTCCGGAACTTATGGACGCGGCCGGTCTGGCTGAGTTCCGTACGCGATCCGGGACGAAGATCGTGATCAAGGAAGTCGTGAAGGCTTCGATCACGAAAGAACGGAACGGAGCGGCGATGGCTTGGCTTCGTGAAAACGGATACGGCGCGCTGATTAAGAACCAGGTCATTGCCGAGTTCGGCAAGGGCGAAGACGACCGCGCGACCAAGGTACTCCATTCGCTTAAAGCGAACGGCGTCAAGCACGTCAAGCAGACTGAAGGCATTCATTATCAGACCCTAAACTCATGGGTCAAGGAAACGATGGAAAACAGCCCGGAGGTTGATATCCCGGTTGAGCTGTTTGGTATCTTCCAGCGGAAGGTCGCCACCATCGAATAGAACCCTGGGCGGCTTGGGTTAAACGCCGCCAAGACGGCTTCGCGCGGATGCCGAAAAATCCGACGCATTGAAGAAGGACGAAAACACTATGGCTAAGAAGCCCAGCACGGAAGTCGCGGAAGTCGATACCAAATCGACGGAACTCGACTCATATGACTACGCCTCAATGGCGGGCGAAGGCGCGGGAGATACGAACGCGGGCGATATTTCCGTCCCGTTTATCAATCTTCTCCAGCCGCTCTCACCGCAAGTTTCCGGCGACAGCGCCATCGACGGCGCGAAGCCCGGTGACTTCTACAATAACGTGACCCAGGAGATTATCCCGGGCAAAGTCGGCTTCGTCTTCCAACCGTGCTTCCGCGACCACCACTATGTGGAGTGGATTCCGAAGGACGCGGGCGGCGGATTTGTCGGCCGTCACGAGTTGGGCTCAGACGCGGTTCTTGCCGCTATTGAGAACAACGGCGGATCGAAGTACGGCGCTCTGAAGATCGGCGCGAACGACCTCACGGAAACGGTCAACTTCTCCGGCCTGATCCTCGATCCGACCGGGACCGAAGTCGTCAGCTTCGCTGTCCTTTCGTTCTGGTCTTCGAAGCTCAAGCCCCTCCGGAACATCTGGACGCAGCACACGATTAAGCGGGTGCCGTTCGGAGATAAGAAGGTGGCCCCTCCGTTGTACGCTTGGCGCTGGCTCGTCCAGTCGAAGGGCGATAAGAACAAGAAGGGTCAGCCGTTCTTCAACTACAACATCGACCTCCAGAAGTTTGAGAACATGTTTCCTCCGAACGGCAATGCCGTCTACGGCGGACTTCTCAAGGAAGGCCAGATGTTTATGAACCAGGTCAAGTCCGGCGTTCTCCGGGCTGACGTTTCTACGCTCCAGGCCTCGCACGAACCCGGCGCGGACGTAGACGCAGACACCCCGTTCTAATTGTGCTCGATTAGAACGGAGTTGGAGCCGGGCAACCACGGGCGCGTTGCCCGGCTTCTTTTCCTTTCGTTTACCCTTTTCCGGCTTTCCGGTCGCGTGTTGGTCGCGTTTCTCGTAAGAACGACGGACCAGATAACACAGGAGCTACCGCCGTGGACTTCTCTCCCCAACAAATCGTCGCGCTCGAAAAGGTCGAAGCGTGGTACCATACTTCTCCGAATCAGGTCTTCCGCCTTTTCGGATACGCCGGCACGGGCAAGACGACCATCGCGAAGACGATTGCCGCGAAGTTCGCGCGGACTATCGAACGCGAGAACAAGCAGGGCGATCTGGTCCCGTTCTCCACCGTCCAATATGCAGCCTACACCGGCAAGGCCGCGCTCGTAATGCAGCGCAACGGTTGTAAGGACGCTCGCACCCTCCACTCGCTCGCGTATATCCCGGAAGCCGACTTGTATGAGCTCAAGATCAACGCGCTCAAGAACGAACTGGACCGCGCAGATACCGCGCGCCAAGCCGAAATCCAAGTCCAGATCAAGGAACTTCTCAAGCAGGCGTCGCAGGCCAATCTCAACTTCGTGTTGAACGAAATGTCCGACTTGACCGCGACGGAACTCCTGATCATTGACGAATGCTCGATGGTAGACGAAGCGATGGCCCTCGACATCCTCAGCTTCGGCGTCAAGGTCCTGGTCCTGGGCGATCCGGCGCAGCTTCCTCCGGTCGCGGGCGAAGGCTATTTCATCAACGTCAAGCCGGACGTACTCCTGACCGAAATTCATCGTCAGGCCGAAGACAACCCAATCATCAAGCTCGCTTCCGACGTTCGGAATTATAAGCGGCTTCAGGTCGGGACGTTCGGAGACAGCCGCGTCATCAAGAACCCCGCGAAGGAAGAACGCAAGAACCTCGCGCTGGACGCAGACATCATCATCGTCGGGAAGAACGCGACCCGTCGCGCCTACAACAAAGCGATCCGCGAAGCGAAGGGCTTGCCGGACCGTACTCCGGTGAAGGGCGATAAGGTCATCTGCCTGAAGAACACGGCGGACAAGAAGTTCATCAACGGCGCAATCTTCACCATCGAAGAACTCGCGTTCAAGAAGAAAAAGAACCGGAAGACCGGCGTGGAGGAAATCGACACTTCCCGTTATGAAATGGTCCTTCGGCCGGAAGGGTCGAAGAACGTCATCAAAGCCGACGGCGTACACCCGTACCATTTCCAGGGCGTCGCGCTGGAGAAGAACGGCGAACTGTCCGGACTTCCGCAGGGAACGACGGAAGCGGAAGCGACCGATATACAACACGACCTCCGTTATGCCCCCTATCAATTCGACTTCGCGTATGCGATCACCTGCCACAAATCCCAGGGCTCTCAGTGGGATAAGGTCTTCATCAAGGATGAATCCTCCGTGTTCCGTGATTCGTCCGCGAAGTGGATTTACACAGCGATCACCCGCGCGGCGAAAAGCGTGGTTGTTGAGATTTGACCCCTGACCCCGGAGGCGCTAATGTACGCGGCTGAACAATCTATCATGAAAGAGAAAAAGAAAATGAGCGGGCCAACACTTCCGATCTCACAGGAAATCCATGCGGAAAAGTATCGGGGACCGAACGAAGACTTCCGCGAAGCGGCGAACCGGATCGCGAACGCGCTGAAGGACGATGAAGCTCACTTCCGGGCGTTCCGGGAAATCTATCTGGATATGCGCTTCGCTCCGGGCGGGCGCGTCCAATCCGCTATGGGCGCGACGAAGGCGGTGACGCCTTACAATTGCTTCGTATCGGGAACGATTGAAGACAGCTTCGTGGACGGCCACGGCTCGATTATGGAACGCGCGAAGGAAGCGGCGGCCACGATGCGCCAGGGCGGCGGCATTGGTTACGACTTCTCCACGCTCCGGCCGCGCGGCGACCTTATCCGGAAGCTCAACAGCGCTTCCTCCGGTCCCCTGAGCTTCATGACGATCTTCGACAGCGTTTGTAAGTGCGTCGCAAGTTCCGGCCACCGTCGCGGCGCGCAGATGGGCGTGCTTCGTATCGACCACCCCGACATCGAAGCGTTCATCCACGCGAAGAACGACCAACACACCCTTACCGGCTTCAACCTTTCTATCGCGGTCACTGACGAATTTATGGACTGCCTCGCGACCGGCCGTCCGTTCGCGCTGAAGTTCGGCGGCAAGACGTACTCCGAAGTGGACCCGGAAGCGATCTGGGACATGGTCATGCGCGCGACGTGGGATTGGGCGGAACCGGGCGTGTTGTTTATCGACACGATTAACCGGATGAACAATCTCTGGTACTGCGAGCAGATCGCGGCGACGAACCCGTGCGGCGAACAGCCCCTGCCTCCATACGGAGCCTGCCTGCTTGGATCGTTTAACCTGACGCGCTATCTCGAACCAATCACGGCACTCATGGCCGTCGGACAACCTCGGTGGGAGTTCAACTGGGACCGGCTCAAGGCGGATATTCCCCCTGTCGTTCGCGCCATGGATAACGTCGTGGACCGCGCGAAGTATCCGCTTTATGAGCAGGAGAAAGAGGCGAAGTCGAAGCGGCGTATGGGCTTGGGCGTGATGGGGCTCGCGAACGCGCTGGAGGCTCTGGGCTTCCCGTACGGCACGCCGGCATTTCTCGCGTTCGAAGATCGCGTCATGGCGTTTATCAATCGCCACTGCTACCTCGAAAGCGCGAAGCTGGCGAAGGAAAAGGGAACCTTCGGACTTTACAACGAAGAACCCTTCTTGAAGGGCGCGTTCATTTCGACGCTGGACGACGAAGTTCGCGACGCGATCCGGAAGAACGGTCTTCGCAATTCGCACCTCACGTCCGTCGCTCCGACCGGAACGATCAGCTTGACGTGCGACAACATTTCTTCAGGCATCGAACCCGTCTTTTCGCATTCGTACGACCGTACAATTCAGACCTTCCATGGGCCCAAGGTCGAAACGGTCGAAGACTATGGCGCACGAGTATTCGGCGTCAAGGGTCGGATCGCGAACGAAGTCACGCCGCAAGAACACGTCGCTGTTCTTACGACGGCCGCGAAGCACGTTGACAGCGCTGTCTCGAAAACGTGTAACGTCGGCGGCGATACGGACTGGGAAGCGTTCAAGCAGCTTTACATCGACGCCTACAACGGCGGCGCCAAGGGCTGTACGACCTTCCGGACGGACGGAAAGCGCGCAGGCATTTTAGTTGCTAAACAGGAGCCCGAAGCCGATGAACCCGCAGAAGCCTGCTACATCGACCCCGCGACCGGGCGGCGCGAATGTAGTTAGTTTAACGTGTCACGTCAACACGCGTGAAAAGAGGCTTTCGCAGGATATTCGCGACAGCCTCATTCAAGCGGTTCGTCACCAACACTCCGAAAAGCGGATCACGGGCGCTGTGGTCGCGCTTTTCGGAACCGACGGAAAAATCACGTTCGTTATCGACCCGGGCGATCATAACGAAATCACGATCTTGAGGATGACGACGGAAATTATGGGCTCGATGTTGCACGATGCTCTCGTTTCGGAAGTCGTAAAGCACGCGCCAAACGCGGATGTTGAGGACCAGCAGACTTGACTTTGTTTTTCGTCCGGCTTAACGTGACGAACCTCGAACACGGAGATACCACATGGATAACGAAGGCATTCACTATCGGCCCAACGGCGAACTTTCCGCCTTGGTTGGACGCGACGCGACGCAGCTGATGAGGGTCAACACGATCCTTCGCGGCATCGACATGTATATTGCGACCGGCGGGAAAATGATCCTCACTCGCGGCGCGACGATCACGAAACTTCTCGCGATGGCGACGGAGTACACCGGTCAGAAATACAAGCGGACGGAAGCGAAGCGGGCTCGCGACGATCTGAACGTTTGGTTCTACACGATGAAATCTGCTCTCCCAACTTATACGGACGGACAAAATGTCAGCGAATGATACTCAAGTCGGCGGCGATCACTACCGGGTCGAAGACGGACCTCAGCATTGGGACCTCATGAAGCATTATGGTCCCGGCTATTATATCGGGAACGCGACGAAATACCTGACGCGCTGGCGCAAGAAGAACGGCGTGGAGGACCTGAAGAAGTCGCGCCACTACGTCGTCAAGCTCGATGAACTCGCGAAAGCCGGTCAGGTCTTCCCATGGCCCGTTCCGAAGTTTACGGACATGGACTTCATCACGTTCGTGAAGAAGAACGAACTGACGCCGGAGGAAGCGAAGGCTTGCCGCTATCTCTTTTTCTGGGCCGGAATGTCCGACCTCCAAGTGGTCCTGAAGATCATCGACAAGCTGCTGACGGAGGCGGAAGGTGGCGCAGAATTACCCACGGCTTAGTGTCGAAGATTTCGGCCAACACCTGCTCGAAACCGGCGATCTGGACCCGATCTATATCGGACTTGGACTCACCTGCTCCGATTGGGACCATATGTCTCGCTGGATGGTCGCTTATTGGTGCCTCTACCATGCCGGCGCGTCCAGCTATATCTCCGACCATACCGGCGAAGACTTCTGGCATATGTTGGGCGTAGCAGCTGCGAACGAACTGCCGGCCCCGGACGGCGGACGTTGGCCGCGCGGTCACGAACGTCGCCATTGGCGCGGCGCGAAGGCGCTGGAGTCATATAAGGAACTGAGCACCCGCTACTCGCGGCCGGAAGACTTCGTTGAGCATCTGGCTGAGGCGGCTCCGTCGTACGGAGAAGTCACGAAGCGGGTCCAGGCCCACAAGCAATTCGGTCCGTGGATCGCGTTTAAGATCGCGGACATGCTCGACACTTGTGGCGACGTTCGGATTGACTTTAGTTCGGACGATGTTATGATGTTCAAGGACCCGGAGAAGGCGGCGATCACCCTTTGGAATTTCCAACAGGGTCTTCCGGTCGATACCGTCCCGACGGATAAGAAAGCGGCGGTCAAATCGTCGGTTGATTATTTGTTGGCGACGTTCGCGGACTTCGACGCTCCACCCCGGTTCGCTCGAAAGGTCGGCATCCAGGAAGTTGAGACGATCCTATGCAAATGGAAATCGCATTACAACGGCCATTATCCGCTGTTGAACGATACGGTCGAAATTGCGAAGGGTCTTGCTTCTTGGGCTCCGTACTCACCGACGGCGCAGAAGATGGCTCTAACGTTTAATGCGGCCGGGCCAGCTTGACCCCGCATAACGGTTCGCCATCGCCATCCGCGCGAGATTACTTTGTGGACGCGGCTTCCGCTTCTGGACGCCGGGTCCACCACCGCCACCGCTCGCTTTGGGAGCCGACTTTCCCGACCCTTTCCGGACTTCCCGCACATAGAAACCTCCAAGATCAACTGAAACTTATACCGGCTGAGAACAGCAAAGGCAAGGCGATGAAAATCACTTACGAAGGCTTTGAGATTGAATTTCTCGAATACAGCGAAAAGTGGCGGCTGGACCAACGGGACTTCCCGTCGCTCAAGGCGGCGAAGGAACACATAGACGAACTCAAGCTCAAAGGGCGTCGCGTCAACACGCCGGTTCTTATCCAGGAAAGTTATGCCCGGAGGAAGTTCGTCCCGGCGACGGCGACGCTTTGGGACGGCGCGAGTGTCTGGGTTAAGCATAAAAGCGACGGGCGGCGGACAAAGGAACTCGCGGCCAATACGCTACTCGATACGCCGGAAGCTCACCAAGCCCTCGCGGAAGCAAAGGCGCTCTTTATCCGGGCTCAGGCGCTCAAAGACGACGCAGACAAAATCCTCGACAACATTCCAAGGATAACACAGACATGAAACAAGCGAAGTACGTCGGAGACAAATGGGAGTACGCCGGACACGTCGCGCTCCTGAAGGAAGTTCCGGACGAACCCAACAAGGTTCTAGTCCAATTCGATAACCTCAACCACCACATGTCGCACGGCTGGCATCTTTTCCCGGCCGCTGATTGGGAGATACTGAAGTGATTATCAACGTTCGCGGCACTTCCGGTTCGGGCAAGTCTACGCTCGTAAACCGAATCATGGACTCATACGCGGTCAAGCTCGCGATCCGCGACCAGAAGAACCCGGACGCAAAGCGGCCGATTGGCTATCTTCTTTCCAACGACCGGACCAAGTGGCTCGCGGTCATCGGCCATTACGAAATCGCGTGCGGCGGATGCGATACGATTTCCGATATGGGCGAAGTCTTCGCGAAGGTGAAGGAAGCGCACGACCTCGGATATGACGTGCTGTTCGAAGGCGCGATTGTTTCGACGCTCGCGCGGAACGTTATTGAGCTTCACGTCGCTGGCTATCCGGTCGAAGTGATTTCGCTCAATACTCCGTTGGACGTTTGCCTTATGTCGATCAACGCGCGTCGCGAAGCGAAATGGGACGAACGTTGTAAGGTCATCGACCTCGCCAACGAAGCGATCCGGAGCGGCGCGAAGAAAGGAAAGATCAAAGACTATCCAGAGCGGCCGGAGCCGGTAAACCCGAAGACGACCAAAGGCAAGTTCGCTTCGACCAAGAGCACGCACGCGAAGATCGAAGCGGCCGGCATCCCGGCGGTTTGGGCTTCCCGCGACGAAGCTGAAACGCTGATCAAGCAAAGGCTCGGATTGGTATGAGAATCAGCACGGAGTTCTCTGATCCGGGATTTCGCGAAGACGCGAACATGCTGGATATTCGGGTCATGCTCGATGGCGTCGAAGTGACGACGTGCTTCACGTGTGACTCCGATAAAGGCGAAGTGTGGCTGGGCGCAAAGCTGCCCGGACGCGAACCAATCGAAGCCGTTCGCGAAAATCGCGACTGTTGGACCAAGTATCTTTATCGCGGTAAAGTCGAAATCATCGAAAACGGAACGGAGCGAAAGCTGTGAAGGACATTACCAAGACGCTCGCGGCTCGCGGCGGAACGTACGGATCATTTCAGGACAACGCCCAAGTCGCTCAGGGTATCAAGGACGTTATTCGCGGCCACGCCGGTTGGGAAGAACTTCCGGACGCGATCAAAGAAGGGCTGGACCTTATCGCGCTGAAAATTTCTCGGATCGTAACGGGCGATTGGAAGCACGAAGACAACCCTCACGACATCGCAGGGTACGCGAAACTGATGGAGGATTTCTGCCGTGACCATGGTCGCTGAATACTTCGAAGTGGCGCGCGAACGGTATCGGATCAAGCTCCGTCGGGAACTCGATTTGCCGGCCCCGTGGACCGAAGACCCGGTGTTGGGAAAGTTCCGTTTCTGTAACGTCCATCGCGAAGACGATAAGGCGACGGTTTGGCTTCGGAAAAATATCCGCGACCCGATGAAGACGCAGAAGGGCGTGCTGTTCGGCATTTGCGCCTTCCGGTTCTTTAATCGGATCGAAACGGCGGACTTGCTCGTGAAGCACGACCTCCACCGCGTATGGAGCCCGAACGTCGCTCGCGAACTTCTCCGGGACGTGAGCCCTATTGTCGGCGGCGCGTACGTCGTCCACACCCCGAACAACGTCGGCATGAATAAACTTGACGGCGTTATTCATATGTTGAACGCGGTCTGGAAAGAACATCGCCACGACGAAGTTTTTCTTCACGGCGCGAACTCGATGGAAGCGGCGACGGAGTACCTGACGAAATATCCTTCTGTCGGGAAGTTCGTCGCGTATCAGATCGCGGCTGATCTTCGTTACACGTGGGTGTTGGGAAGCGCAACCGATATTATGACTTGGGCTCAGATCGGTCCCGGTTCTTCGAAGGGATTGGGCTGGGTGTTCTACGATGACCCAACGCGCTTCTCTTATACAAGCAGACGCGATACGAATGAGGCTCAATACCTCATGAGAGAACTCCTGCTTGAATCCCAACAAGAAGATAACTGGCCGAAGGCTTGGCCCGCCTGGGATATGCAAACGGTCCAGAACTGGCTTTGCGAGTTCTCAAAATACCAAGCCGGACTTCGCGGCGAACGAATGAAAAGGAATTATCCGTGACGCAGCTTCTCCCACTACTCGTACCGAACACAGACGTTGTTATCGTAACGGAGCGGCGTCATATCACGAAGGTCGGCGGGACGAAAGAACAGCCGCTGATTTGGATCAAGGGTATCGCGCGGGCGTTCGTCCTTGCGAACTCAAAGAACCTCCCGAACCACGCGAACAACACAGCTATCGTGCAGCCTATCGAAAAGGAAATCCCACGTGATGCTATCCACCCTCATAGCGTTCGCATTGACCGTGACGCTGCGACTGATGTTGAGCCTGATCTTGATGGCGGCGGCGTTCTTACTGACCCTGTCGGATAACATCGGCGGCGTTCCGTACGCGCAACTGTTTCCGGTTGTCGCGCTTCTCAGCTGCCTATTCGATTATGCCTTCCAAATGCCTTCTCCGGAGGAAGAATAACAATGTATGTAATCCGCGCTCGAAACGTACACCAGATGCTCCCGAAGGCGCTCGCGTTCATGCTCGAACACGGGAAGGGCCAGGAGTCACGCAACGGTCCGGTTCTTCGTCTTACCGAACCGGCCGCGCTTGTGTACGAACGTCCAACTGAACGCGTGATCTTTCACGAAGATCGCGACGCCAATCCGTTCTTCCATCTGTTCGAAGCGATCTGGATGTTGGCCGGTCGAAATGACGTCGCGTTCCCGGCGAAGTTCGTCCGGCGCATGGCGTCGTTCTCCGATGACGGTATCACGTTCAACGCGGCTTACGGCTTTCGTTGGCGGAAGCACTTCGGCTCCGACCAGGTACTGAAGATCATCGACGCGCTGAAGGCCGATAAGGATTGCCGCCGTCAAGTTCTAGCGATTTGGGACGGCCGTCATGATCTGGGCCTTCGTTCGAAGGATTTGCCTTGTAACACTCAGTGTACTTTTCAAATTGTCGATGGCCGTTTGGATATGGTGGTGTCTAATCGGTCGAACGATCTTGTTTGGGGCGCTACCGGAGCGAACGCGGTCCACTTTTCGTTTCTTCAGGAGTTTATGGCGGCGGCGATAGGTGTACCCGTCGGGAAGTATTGGCAGCTGTCTTCGAACCTTCACCTGTACGTCGCGGTCCACGAAAAACTTATGACGACGCTCGCGGACGCGGACGCGAACGCTGGACCGTACGAAGACTTGGAAGGGATTGAGGACGCCATTCCGGTTATCTCAACGCCTTTGGAGCAGTACCTGGCCGAACTCGATATGGTCCTGGAGTACGGAACTTCGGTCATTGGTCTCAAGGATCGCTTCCTCAAGCGGGTCGTTGTTCCGATGATGTCGGCTTGGTCGATGTATAAGCAGAATGACTTTCCGCTCGCGATTGCCCAATGCGCGGAAATCCGCGACCCGTACTGGCGCGAAGCCTGCCGGGAGTGGATCGAACGTCGGCGCGTCGCTCGCGCTCGCGCGGAATACGCGGCTGATTCGGGAGTCATTTATGAATAAGGTTTTCGCAGAGAAGATCATCCAACATCGTCTTGGCGGTAAGGTCGAACGGTGCCACGCGGTCCCGCATAACGGATCATATTCCGTCGCGGCGCACTCGTGGGGCGTCGCCATGTTGATGTACTATCTCTTTCCAGCGGATTATCCGCGACTGGTAACGCAGTGCCTCACGCACGACGTACCGGAGGCGTGGTTTGGAGACGTACCGGCGACGGTCATGCGGTACGTTCCGGGCGTCCGCGATGGGCTCGGAAAGTTAGAAGGCCTGTTGAACCGCGATATGGGCTTGCCGGCCGAAAGCGAACTCAGCGAAGACGACTTGGCGAAGCTCAAGGCGTGCGACCGGCTGGAACTCGCGCTTTGGGCGTGCGAACAACTCGCCATGGGGAACAACTTCGCGGTGGAGCCGTTACGGGAACTGACGAAGTTCTTCGACAAGAGCCCGCTACCGGAGCCCGCGCAGGAGTTCTGGGAAGTCTTATCCTCCGGCGCTCTCCAGTACAAGCAGGCCGGTGTTGTCGAAGAACTCGTTGGAAGGTTTAAGACCGATGCGGAATGATATCCAACTCGAAAGAGCGGCGGCGGAAGTCGCACTGACGATCCAACTCGAACAACAAGCCGTCCGCGAGTACAAGCCCAACAAGCACCTTATCATCACAAAAGAAGAATTTAAGGCGCACTTCACTTCCTTCGGTCAATTCTCGACTGGCTGGTTCACCTGTTCCGGTATTCCGATCTGGGTCGAACAGCAGGATTGACTTGCCTTTTCGTACGTCGTACGGTCGGCGCTCGATACCAAGAAAGAACCCATGTCCCGTTATTCCTCAAAACCGCTACCCGGCCAGCTTCCGCTTTTCTCCGTTTCCTCGAAATGGAAAGCCCCGGACATGTCCGCGCTTCCGTCGTGGAGCGGCGCGAAGCGGGTGGCGGTAGACATCGAGACGTACGACCCGAACATCAAAGACACCGGTCCATCCGTCCGGACAGGCGGTTACATCACAGGCATCGCTTTCGCTATCGAAGGCGGTCCAAAGCACTATCTTCCGTTTCGGCACCAAGGCGGCGACAATCTCCCGGCCGAAGCGGTCATTGCGTATTATCGCGATCAGCTTCGCGACTTCTCCGGCGAAGTCGTTGGCGCAAATTTCTCGTATGACCTCGACTATCTTCTTGAAGCCGGTATCGCGATGCCCAACGCGACGATCCGCGACGTTCAGGTTGCGGAAGCGCTGTTGTGGGAGCACCACCTTAGTTATTCGCTCGATAATATCGCGAAGCGTCGCGGACTTCCCGGCAAAGACGACTCAGAGCTCAACGCGGCGGCGGCCAATTATCATTTCGACCCGAAGTCCGAAATGTGGAAGCTGCCGGCGCGGTTCGTTGGGCGATATGCGGAACAGGACGTTGCGCTGCCGCTCGACATTCTTCGGCTCCAGGAACGTGAGATTGCCGAACAGGACCTTGGTCCGATATGGGACCTTGAATCGAAAGTTCTCCCTGTACTCATAAAGCTGAAGCGGCGCGGCGTCCGGATCAACCAAGATCGGCTCCGGTCGATTATGCTTTGGGCGGACGCGACCGAAGGCGAATTGCGCGAGTATATCCACCGCGAAACCGGCCGAACGATCAAGAGCTTTATGAACGCGAACGAAGTCGCTCCGGCGCTGTTGGAAGTCGGCGTGGCGCTCGCGAAAAACGAAAAGGGCGGATACAACGTTGATAAGTTTCTCCTGAGTTCGATTTCCCATCCGGTCGCGGAAGCGATCCTGAAGGCGCGGAAGGTCGGAAAGCTCCGGGACACGTTCGCGAAGTCGATTATCAAGTTCATGGTAAACGGCCGCATCCACTGCAGCTACAATCAGCTGCCGAACTCCGGCGAACGGGACGAAGGGATAACCGGCGCGCGATCCGGACGCCTCAGCTGCCAAAATCCTAACCTCCAACAGCAACCGGCGCGCGATGAGTTCGCGGCTCGTTGGCGCTCCATCTATATCCCGGAAGACGGGATGGAATGGGGACAACTCGACTATTCCCAACAGGAGCCTCGTTGGACGACGCATTTCGCGGCTTCGGCTCCGATACCCGGGAGAAAGATCGCCCAGACAGCGGCGGCGGAATACCATTCCAATCCGCTACTCGATAACCACGACTTCATGGCGAAGCTCACCGGACTTCCGCGAAAGCAAGCCAAGAACCTATACCTTGGCCTCTGCTATGGCGAAGGCGGCGCGAAATTGTGCGGAGACTTGGGCCTGCCTTCCCGATGGGCGATTGTATCGTCAAAGGATCGGACCAAGCTGCGGGCGTTCTTCGACACGAAAGAGGAAGCTGAACGTCACCGGACCGCGCTCGGCTATCAGTACGGCCACCGGCTATTCGAGACGGCGGGTGAGGAAGGCCAGCACATTATCGACACGTTCAACGCTCGCGCTCCGTTCATCAAAGAACTCGCGGACATGGCCCAAAAGAAGGCAGAGGCGTACGGCTTCGTCAGGACGATCCTGGGCCGTCGTTGTCGCTTCCCGAAGAACGACAAGGGTGAGTTCGATTGGTGCTATAAGGCGCTGAACCGCGTCATTCAAGGATCGTCGGCGGACCAGGTCAAAAAGGCGCTTGTTGATATCGACCGGGAAATGCCGGACACGCTTATCCAACTCCAAGTCCACGACGAACTTGACGGATCGTTCCGGGATAAGCGGGAAGCCGAAGCCGTCGCGGAAATTATGAGCAACTGCATTCCCAATACAGCGGTCCCGTTCCGGGTCGATGTCGAAATGGGACCATCGTGGGGAGAAGTAAAGTGACGACCAAGATCGGAGAAATGCCGGCCGAAGATAAAATCTTCCTGCTTAGAAAAGCGGCGGCGCACCTACACTTCCACGACATCCGCGAAATCAAGTTGTCTGAGGAAGATTTCGTGCTGTTGTTAATGGAAGGTCATATAACCTATCGCGACAACGATTGGCACTTCTTTGGCCTCAAAGTTATCCGGCACGGGAAGGGTCTATCCAGTGGCAACTGAGAAATATAAAGGCATCTTCAAGGTTACGGAGGAAGCCGGTGAGGTGATCCAGCTCGCGGGCAAGCTCGCGGTCTTCCCGGAAGGCGTTCACCCGGACGGTCGGAACCTCCGGACCGAACTGATGAATGAACTCGCGGACCTCCAGGCCGCGATGATGTATATGAATTTCGAGTTCACTCCGATCGAACTTGCGTATATGCAAGACCGGATCGTGCGGAAGCTCGTGAAGTTTTGCGAATGGGGGTTGACCGGTGTTAAAGAATGAACGGTGGAAGGTTTCGCCTCCGGCTCCGTTGACGGAGAAATCCCGACTGCTCGCGGACGTTCGCGACTGGGCGGCGACGAATGACGCGAAGATCGTACGGCTGTGGGTCGCGTTGGACCCGTCGCTTTTGTTGATCGAACAGATGATGGTCGAATATGAACCTGGATTGGTGGCGGAGCAGGGCGGAACTCTGTAAGCTCTGCTTACAAGAGGTTACGACCCTGGAGGAAAAACTTCGCTGGACCGAAGCTCTCAAAAGCGCGGAACAGCAAGTTGAAAAACTAGAAGCGTGGGAGAAGGTGATCCATGAGCCAAAAGTGGGATGAACGATTTCTAAGGCTCGCGGCTCACGTCGCGGCCTGGTCGAAGGACCCGTCAACGAAGTGCGGCGCTGTTGTCGCTCGCGGCAACGACGTTCTTGGGATGGGCTACAACGGATTTCCGGCCGCGACGCCGGACGATCCGGCGCTGCTAGAAAACCGGCCGGAGAAGTATGCCCGCGTCATTCACGCGGAAGTCAACGCGGTCGTGAACGCTTATCGGAAAGGGCTGAACGTCGAAGGCGCGACGCTTTACACGTGGCCTCCCGGCATCGCTCCGTCGTGCGATAGGTGTACGGCTTTCGTTATCCACGCCGGAATAAAGCGGGTGGTGTACTATCGCGAAGAAACGGAAATGTCGAAGCGTTGGGAGCCGGATCGGTCGCTCAAGATGTACGCTGAGGCAGGCGTCGAAGTTGTTCCGATCCTTACGGCGGACCCGTGGGCTTGGATCGCAGATAAAATAGCGAAGGATTATTATCATGGGACGTGAACTCGCGTTGTTCTTTCTCGCTTGGGCGATCCTTCTTTTCGTGATCGAATTTTCTTGGAGTACCTTCACATGAGACCAATCACCATCGGACTTATCGCGCTTCTGCTTTGGGCGCTCGTCATCCTGGGCTTCAGTCTCGGATACGAACTGGCATCGCACCTATGATCGAAAATACCGTCTGCCTCATCCTATCCATGGCGATGATCGTCGGCATTATTATCGGAGCCCCGTTCTAATGTCCGAAAAGGCGATGCGTCAGCGGGTCTGCCGCGACCTGAAACCGTTTATGCATCCGATCCCGGTCGAAAATAGTTGTTGGCCGGGAACTCCCGATCTTTCGATAACAACGGGATGGATCGAACTGAAATGGATGAAGGCGTGGCCGAAGATCGCGGCTGACGCTCCGGTACTCATCGACCACTATACGCCGCAACAGCGGATATGGGCCCAACAGAGGCATCGGGCGGGCGGAAACGTCTGGCTTATGCTCCAGGTGAAAAACGAGTTCTTGTTATTCACCGGATGCTTCGCGGCGGAAGCTCTTGGGCGCGTATCTCAATCCGCGCTCCGTCACGGCGCGCTAAAAATCTGGCCGAACGGATACGACGTTCAGGAGTTAATCGAGTGGCTAAGCACCCCGACTATCTAAGGCAGTTGGAAGACCCGTTGACGCCGGGAGAGACGTTGTTGCTCTGGCGACGGCGCGCGGATATGACGCAGGAAGGCGCGGCGAATTATTTCGGCGTCTCGATGCGCCAATACAAGGCGTGGGAAGCGGATCGCAAAAAGCCTCCGGTGAAAATCAAGAAGTGGAAGCTGGAGCCGTACGAAGTTTGCGTCATCTATCGCCATCGCGCGAAGATGTCCGTCAACAGACTTGCCCTCGACATAGGTTTTAGTCCATACTGGGTGACCCGCTTAGAACGCGGACGGGAACCGGGCGCAATCGGGACATTGTTGGAGTACTGGGAATGCTAACGCCGGATAACAATTCGGTCATCGAATTTTTGCTTGCCTACCAACCCGAAGGTCCATGGTGTCTTACCGGGATAAACCCGGACCGGAAAGAAATCGAGACGAAGACGTTCACTCCGGAGACGAAGGCAGATATGCTTTCGTGGCTCACGTACTATAACGGCCGGTGGAACCTTTACTTCTCAACGAACCGGGTGAACGGTCTTCTCAAGAAGAAAGCGGAGAAGGGCGAAATCGCATGGGTGGACTATCTCCACGTGGACGTTGACCCGCGACCCGGGCACGACATCGACGCGGAACAAACACGCATCCTCGATATGTTCTCCGAAAAAGGTTTGTTGGACCGCGACATGATGCGTCCAACGTTCCTGATCTTCTCCGGCGGCGGTTATCAGGCGTTCTGGAAACTTCAGATGCCGTGGCCGGTAGACGGCGACCTCAAGAAGATCGCGGAAATTGAGCGGTACAACGTCCAGCTGGAAAGACTTTTCGGCGGCGACAGTTGCCATAACGTTGACCGTATCATGCGGCTTCCCGGAACGATAAACATTCCGACGGAGAAGAAACGCAAGGCCGGTCGCGTTCCCGTTCTCAGCCGTCTCGTACGCGAAGAACCTGAGAATGAATATCCAATCGAGAATTTCCAGAAAGCCGTCGTCACGAAGAACGACGCTCCGGAAAGCGACCACGCTCAACGGGTGGAGAACTTAAACGAACTCGACCAGTGGAACATTTCGGATACGATCAAGCGGATCATTTCAGAAGGTCGTGACGAAGAAAATCCGAAGCCCAAGGACAATTCGCGCTCGGCTTGGGTCTGGCACGTTCTTATGGACCTCGCTCGGCACGAAGTTCCGGCGCGGATCATGGAAGGCATCCTTCTGGATCCAGCGTGGAAGATTTCGGAGTCAATCCTTGAAATCGGTCGCGGCGCGGCGAAGCACGCGAAGGAACAAGTTGAGAAGGCGATCCAGAACGCGATTTCTCCCGACCTGGTTTGGATGAACGAACGTTATTTTGCGGTCATGGTTCGCGGAAAGTTCAAGATCGCATACAAGGAGTGGGAACCCGTTCTGGAGCGATCAACGCTCACGTATACGACGAACCACGATCTTGACCGCCAATACCTTTCGCGCGAAGTCCAGGTTGGGATCAACAAGAAGAACGGTCAGCCTATCGTTGAGCGATTGGTACCTTGGTGGATGTCGCATAAGAAGCGGCGGACATACGACGGCGTTGTGTTCGCTCCGAACCGCGTCGTTGCGGACCATTACAACCTTTGGGAAGGTTGGGCCGTTGATTCGACGCCGGGTGACTGTTCGTTATTTCTCGACCACTGCAAAAATATCATCTGCTCCGGAAACGAAGACCACTACAACTATCTTCTCCACTGGATGGCTCGATTGGTCCAGCAGCCGGATAAGCCCGGACAAGTCGCGGTCGTTATGCAGGGCGCTCGCGGCGCGGGCAAGGGTACGTTCGCTCAGATACTCGGCTCGCTTTTCGGCAACCATTATATGCAGGTTTCAAATCCGTCTCACCTCGTTGGGCAGTTCAACTCGCATCTTCGCTCGATTATTCTGCTGTTCGCTGACGAAGCGTTCTTTGCGAACGATAAGAAGCACGAAAGCGTTTTGAAGACGCTCATCACGGAGCCGACTATCCCGATTGAAGCGAAAGGCATCGACGTAACGATTGCCCCGAACATGATCCATCTTCTAATGGCCTCGAATGACTCTCACGTTATCCCGGCCGGAGCGATGGAACGGCGTTATTTCGTCGTGGAAGTTTCGGACAAGTACGCAGACACAGAGAAGCCTGAAGCCCGCGAGTATTTCGCGGCGCTCAAGAAGCAAATGGAGAAAGGCGGACGCGAAGCGCTGTTGAACTATCTCATGACGCTTAACATCGAAAACTTCGACGTGTGGCGCGTACCTTCGTCCGGCGAACTGAATACGCAGAAGGACCTGGGCCTGAGCGCGACGGACGCCTGGTGGCTCAATAAACTTGAGTCCGGGAAAATCCTGAAGGGTCAATCCGAATGGATGGAAGTCGTTTCGGCGGAACAACTTCAGGAAGACTATTATGCCGAAATGCAAGTCACGAAAACCTCGCGGGCGGCCACTCGCGTTTCGCTCGGCATTCATCTATCGAAACTGGCCCCGCATCTTCGTACGACGAAGCGCGACATCACTGTTCCCGTTATCACGGACGGCGGTTTCACGGAGTATCAGCGTCGCGACCGTGCGCCGCATTACAACTTCGGATCGCTTGATGATTGCCGGAAGGCGTGGTGTAAGAAGTTCGGCCCTCGTACCTGGACGGAGGAATAAATGCGTCACGAATTTTTCATCACGCTGGTCGTACTCCTGGGCATCGCGTTCGGAGCCGTCGTGACGCTTTGGTGGGTTATCAATCCGAAGGAAGCCTGCTTGCGATCCGGCGGAACGGCGGTCGAACAACCGGCCGGGACCTTTGTTCGCTGTATCCTTTAACCTTGTCGTCACAGCACGCTTGACTTTTAGCTCGGCCACGGAGTACGGTTCGAAACTTCATAACACAGGAGGCAGGAATGCTCTGGAAGATCATCGCGGACGAAATCGAGACGGGCAAGCGGTTCTTCTGCTTTACCTGGACGCGCGATCCGCAGGACGGTATCGAACGCGCCAAGCGCGACGCGAAGGTGTTCGGGATGGACGGCAAGCTCACGAACTTTCGCGCGGAGCCGTCCAATGGCTAAGTTACCCTTCACGATCCTCCGGATGGCGCGGGCGTCGCGGATTGAGAAAATCCTGAACCCGTTGCCGCCGGTCGAAGCTCCGGCGAAGCCGGTCGCGAAGAAACCGGCGAAGCCGTTCGGGCGGAAGTCCAACACCGATAAGGGCAAGGAAATTTTCCATGCTGAATAATCTCCCTGGAATTTGTACGATTTCCCGCGATACGAACGCGGAAGGCGTACGAAGCTACACGTTCAAGTTCAACGCTCGAAAGTCTTTGGTAACGTTTCCCAAGTACGATCTGGACGAAGAATTTGGCGAAGATCAGGACCACTGGATTGTCTACCTCAAATACACGGGAATCATCGAATACAGTCCCGTGTTGGAGCGGTACGTCTACTGGCTGGACCGGGACGAACTTGAACGCGAAGCGAAAGGCGAAGCGGAAGCCGAAGCCGATCACATTCGACAGGAACGCAGGAGCGACATTTTCAGGTAAGGGGCGCACGTCCGTCTTGGGGGTATACCTCCCGGGTGACTAGCGGCATCCGACTAAGTAGAAAGAGACGATGCGGCCTCAAGACGAAAGCCCCGCATCCGCCAAATCGTCTCAACCGGTAGAACGCAAAAGGATAGAACGATGGTGACGCAGCAGGAAATAACGCAGGCCTATCTTGACGGGACCGACATTCGGGATTTGTACCGGCGTCGTCTTTGGAGTATGGTCGCGCTTCTAGCTCTCCCATCGTTCTTCCTTTTGTACGTTATCAAATCGGCGCTCGGCATCGACCTCTTCAGCTTCCACCTTTGGGACCTCATTCCATGATCGTCAACAACACGCCTCTTGAGCATTATCCCGACTTCGGACTTTGGGTGAAGCGAGAAGACCTCTGTTGTCCGTTTCCCGGCCCTCCGTTTTCGAAGACGCGCGGCGTGTTCGCTCATATCGAAGCGCGACCTGAGAAGAACATCGGCGTATTAGACAGCTTCCATTCCCAAGCCGGACACGCGGTCGCGACGGCTTGCGCGAAGCTCGGAAAGCGCGCCATCAACTATTATCCGAAGTTCAAGAAGGATCGCGGCATCCAGCCCCAACAGAAGATCGCCCAAGAGCTTGGCGCGTCGCTCGTACCGCTTCAAGCGACGGCATCGTGGGCGTTGTATCACGAAGCGAAGAAAGACCTTCGCGAGTGCTATCCGGACTCATATATGATGCCGAACGCGCTCAAACTTCCGGAGACGGTATCGGAGACGGCGGCGGAAGTCGCGCGGACCGTTTGGCCCGGCGGAATTGATAACGTGTTGATCGCAGTTTCCTCCGGGACTATCGCGGCCGGAGTTATTCGCGGGCTGCTCGATAATATGCCGAAGCACGGAATTGATAACGTCATCCTCCACCTTGGATACAACCGGAACCCGACCGTGGTGTTGGAATATATCAAGCGTCACGTCGCGCGGCCGAACTTCAACGAACTCAAGTATCACATCGTCAACGAAGGATATGCCTACAGCGACAAGGCGAAGACAGACAACCCGCCTCCGTTCCCGTGCAATCCGTACTATGATCTGAAACTATTCGGTTGGTGGAACAAGACCGGCCGCGCGACTTGGGGCGAAGCTCTGTTGTGGAACATCGGATGACGCTCGGCTATTATGATTTCCCGGCATGCGCGCTCGCGTTCTGTACTGGGCAGAAGGACGCGCGGCCGTATCGCGAAGGCGGGTGCCTTTACCGGCGGCGCGGTCGGAAGACGACGGCGCTCACGCTCGTATCGTTCTCCGATCCGGCCGAAGCGTATTCGCAGCTGCTCCGGTACAAGGGCGAAGGCGCTAAGGTCCAAAGCCTCAATTACACGTCACCTATCCCGGAAGGCATTCGCACCAAGCGCGGGCCAACTGAGTGGATGCAGCACGACTTCGACGCGGTACGGAACGCGGGCGGCTCGCGCGGGAAGCGGGTCCGCCGGCAAATCCGGCTCGCGGGCGATCCGTACGAACCGACCCGGGAGGAAGCTCTGCGCATTTTCGCGGAATGGCAGGCTTGGGCGGAAGGTCGGCATTTTATGGTTTTCAAGGGTCACTACCTTAGCTGGATTGACCTCCACTACCGTCGGGAGTTCCCAACGCGCTTGATTGCATTCAAGGGTGGCGGTATCTTCGGCTGGGAAGTTCACGAAGGCGTCGCCCAAATAACGATAGCAAAACACACGCCGGAGTTTCCGGTTCACGATCTATGGTCCGGCGGGCTCAACGCTATCGAACAAAAGACGATCCATTGCGGTTCGACGGCGGACCGGCTGAAAGAACTGTTGGGCTGTACTCCGGTCCCGTCGTGGAGCTTCGATCTAAAATGAACGACGATATTCGACGGTTCATGAAGTTCGTGGATAAACTCCCGAATGGGTGTTGGGTCTGGACCGGCGCGCGGTCGCGCGGGAAAGGGAACCGGAAGTGGTACGGGTCTTTTCGGTTCAACGGGAAGACGATCCGCGCCCATCGGTTCGCGGCGGAAGTCCTGGGCGGGAAGGATTGCCCGCCGGGTCACGACCGGGACCATACGTGTTGTTTCTCACTTTGCGTAAACCCGGAACATATCGACGTTGTTCCGAAACAAATCAATCAACAGAGGAAACTCAGCCGTGGACTGGGATCGAAAGCGTCAAAGGGAAAAGGCGGACAAGTTTCGGACAACCCGTTGTTTCCATCACTATCCGAAGGAACGGTCACGCGCGATGTTCTTGCCGGGACAGTACGACGCGACGGTGAAGCGCGCAGCGAAGCGGGCGAAGTTAGGCTTTTCCAACAATCGAAAAGTTCACGTCACGATGCCGAAATTCAAATGCTTGGAGAACGAATAGATGACCGCGCAGCAATGGTTGAATACGGAAGACGAAGCGGAAAGCCGGAAGGCGTACGACCGGTGGATGCTACCCGATCCGGACATGCGGGAGTTCGGTCCGCTCCAGACGGAGTTCGATCCGTTCACGGGAATGGAAGCGACCTTTCGCGAGACGCATGTTGCGATGATCCGTGGCGGCGAACGCGGATGGACCACGAAGGTGTATTTGGCTTTCAACGGGGAACGATGCTTGCCCCATGTAAGGACTGAGAAGGCGAAAGACCTCCAAGGCTGGTATCAGGCGAAGAATACGTCACCGGAGCCGTTGCCGATCACGTCTCGCGAACGTCCGTGCTTTACGGACGCGATCCTGACGGAGCCTTACGGCGGCTATTGTACGGTGGGTTGCGCCTTCTGTTATATCAACAGTGGAAAGAAAGGCTATCGCGGAACAGGGCTCATAACGGTCCCGATGAACTACGGCGACCAAATCCGGAAACAGCTAGCTGGGATGCGGACAAGCGCGGCCGGATACTTCTCCAGCTTCACTGATCCGTTCCTACCGCTCGAAAACATTTATCACAACACGGAGAACGCGGCGAAGGAATTTGATCGGCAGGGCTTGCCGGTGTTCTTCCTTTCGCGGCTCCGTTATCCCGGCTGGGCGTACGATCTTCTGTCGCGCAACAAATACTCCTACATGCAGAAGTCGATCAACACGTGGGACGAAGACGACTGGAAACGGTTATCGCCTCGCGCGGCGTCGCTCGCGGAACATATGGACGACATCCGCGAAGCGCGGCGGCGCGGCATCTACGTTTCGATTCAGGTCAACCCTATCGTTGCCGGCATCGTGTCGCACGACGATGTTGAGAAGACCTTCGAAATGCTCGCGGAAGCCGGAGCGAATCACGTCATCGTCAAGTTCGTTGAGGCGAACTATCCGGACGCCAAGACGATGGTCGCGCTCATGAAGAAACGGTTCGGAGATAATCGCGGCGCTCACTTCGAACAACTCTTCACGGAGAACTTCGGAGGCAACAAAACGATTGACTTCGCGTACCGGATCGAAGGTCATACGCGGTACCAAGCGAAAGCCACGAAGCTCGGAATGACGTACGCGACCTGTTATGAATACGATCCGGTGGCGCGGCGCTCCATCGGCCGCGATTGGGCGACATCCGACCAGTGCCACGGCCATCGCGTTCCGATGTTTACTCGGCTCACGGCGGATACTCCGTTCCACGAAGTCGAAGCCTGTCCGCCGTCGGGATGCCTCCATTGCGCGGACGAAAACGCCGGGAAACCACGGTGTGGATCGGACATCTTCGGCGCGGCGATGGCGAACCGAAAGGCTCAGTACAAGGAGCCAATTCGATGATCGTACTGGACGGCGCGCTTAAAGACGCGCTGGAGGAAGTTATGGCGAAGGCGGATCGCGGTCCGCCAACGCGAACCTATGCTGAGTGGCATAACTTGGTCCGGCGCGTCTCGAAAAAAGCACGGCGTCACCGAAGACGAACTTTGGGACGCCTGGATTACAATCGAGTTCGATATTTATGACGGCCCAACATTTAATTAACGCTGTCGAGCTAACACGCTTGACTCCTGGCGTCCCGGGTCTTTAAGGTCCGGGACGTTCGCGATTAAAGAGGTACAACACGTGTCTAACATCTTCCAATTCCCAATCATACCCCGACCCAACATCGAAGCGAAGGTCAGGGATGCCGTCGTGGAATGCCTCGCGATCTATGACGATCAGGTATATTGGGACAACGAAACGTTTGAGCTAATGCTCGAACAGGTGGCGAAGCGTTTCGGCGCTCCGATCAACCTCGTGCGTAAAACTTTCTTCGACGCGAAGGCGCTTCGGGAGCAGACCCTCAACTCCATCTAAGGATAACACAACATGACCGTATCGTTTCAAAATCCCGGCGAAATCGACCTCAAGGCCGCCATGGTCTTCGGCGTCTCGGCTAAGGTCGGCTCCAATCCAATCGGTTTCTTCGGAACCGGACTCAAGTACGCCATCGCCTGCATCCTCCGGGCGGGCGGTCGCGTCACGATCAACTCCAACGGGAAGACGCATTCATTCAGCGTCGAAGTTCGCGAGACGCGCGGCCAACAGTACGGCGAAGTCATGATGTCTGGTCGCGGGCTGGGCTTCTCCGTTATGCTCGGAAGGAATTGGGAGCCGTGGCAGGCTTTCCGCGAACTGTACTGCAACGCGAAGGACGAAGGCGGAAGCGCGACGAACAAGGCGCTCAAGCCCCGTCCGGGATACACGACCATTGTTGTATCCGGCTGGGAAGCGTTCGATACCGCGTATGAGCAGCGGAACTCGTACTTCATCCCGGAAGACGCGACACCGATCTACAAAGGGTCGCACGCAGAAGTCTACAAGGGTCGCACCAACGGGATTTATTATCGCGGCATCCTTATCGCCTCCGATCCTCGGATGGGCTCGCAGTACACGTACAACATAACGACGCCGGTCCTGCTTACCGAAGACCGGACGATGAAATATCCGCACCAATTTAAGCAGGCGGTCGCAGTCACGATGCTCCAGTGCATCGACAAGAACCTGTTGGAAGACCTCTTGTTGTCTCCGTCGGATACGGTCGAAGGAAACCTGAGCTTCGAAGATTGGGGAGTGGACCCGTCTGAAACCTTCCTCGATACCGTTCAGGAAATCCGTCGCGGACCGATGGGCCATCGCCTTAACCGGAACGCGGTCGATTTACTCGACAAGCGTCGGCCGGTCGCGGATGATTCGACCGTGGTCGTTCTGAACGACGAACAGCGGGAAATGCTTGAAGCGGCCGTCGCGCTCCTGGAAAAGCGTTTCCCGGATATTCGGAAGGTTTCAATCATTCCCGTCGCCACGCTTGGCGCCGGCATCTACGGGCTCGCGCGGAAGGGCAAGGCGTACATTTCCATGCGCTGCTTCGAAGCCGGTTTTGATCAGATCGTCGGAACGGTCTTCGAAGAATACTCGCATATCACGAAGGGCTTCGAAGACGAAAGCCGGGACTTCCAAAACTATCTTATGAACCTCGTTGCGCAGCTGATGCGGGAGAAGTACAATGGCTGAGTGGTTCGCGATCTACGTTTGTATTGGGCTGCTTTGGTGGCTCATTACGCTCCTGCCCGGGATTGATTATCGGGAAATCCACGACGTGCCTCAGTGGAAGATCGCCTTGTGCCTGGCCTTCTTTTGGCCGCTGGTCCTTATCGGAATTGTGTTATGGCTCGTAAGAAAGGATTGAAGAAACGCTCCAGCGCGGCCAAGGCGCTGGAGCTTCCTATTTTCAAACAACAGATCGTTCCCGACAAGCGGGAAAAGCTCAAGGAAAAAGCGGATGACGACGACCGTCGAAATGGTTGAAGAATTTCAGGAAGCGTTCGGGGATAAGTGCCCAAAGCAGCCCCGGCTTCCAAAGGACTTGACGCCGGAGGCGCGGAAACTTCTCCGGGAGTATTCGGAACACCTCAAGGAAATGGCTGCGACGGCACACCGGGACGCGCAGCGATTGGATCGCAACACACCGCTTCTCCGGGCGCAGCTGATGATTGAGGAAGTCGGGGAACTGTTGGAGGCTATCGCGAACGGATCGCTGACCGAAATCCTCCACGAAGGCTCTGACGTTCGGTACGTCGTTGACGGAACCCTTCTCACCTTTGGGCTCGGACACGTGTACGAAAAGGCTGTTGGGGAAATTCACCGGGCGAATATGTCGAAGCTCGAAAACGGGAAGCCGGTAAAGGACGGCGCTGGGCGCGTCGTGAAAGGTCGATACTTCAAGAAAGCCGATGTGAGTACACTTCTCCGGAAAAGAGGCAAATGACGTACATCAATTGTAGCGTAGTCAACTCGCGTATTTGGAACGGACAACGTATCGTCCGCAAAAAGCCCCGGTTCGGCGGGTGCGCAATCTCCGTCGAAAGTCTTCTGAACTCGTTGGACGGAGATTATGACGGCTGGATCTTCTGCTACACGAAGAAAACGACCGTGTGGACGCGGGAACAGGTGATCTACCTTCTGGAAAGCCGGGACTGGTACCCGGCGAAGGATGAGCGTGGCGTCTTCCTCGTGATCGAACGGGAAGAATTTGGCGGCGAACTCGAATAATGGACGCAGACCTTTGGTCGGAAGCTCGCGGCGACTTCATCGCGTCCGGATACTATCGGGACGTGTTTGAATACCGTCTCGGAACCGGATACGTGTTGAAAGTCGAACACCGGCCGGGAACGTTCCAGAACGTCGCGGAATGGCTCGTTTGGGATCGCGTTCAAGATGCCGACGTTGCGCGCTGGCTGGCACCTTGCGAAAACATATCCGGGTGCGGCCGATACCTTACGATGGTGCGGACGATACCGCTCCGGCCGCGCGATAAGCTGCCGGCGCAGCTGCCGATCTTCCTCGCGGACGTTCAGCGGTCGAACTTCGGATGGCTGGACGGTCGGATCGTGTGTCATGACTATGGGATACTTCGTTGGGAACTCCCACAACGGCTTCGTCGCGTGAAATGGGAGTAGAACGAAGCACGAACATATCATAAACATTAACTAGAACGGCAGTCGCTGGTTTAAGTTCCCAACGGTTCGCGTATGCTGTCTTCATCGAACCCGATAACACAGGAGACTACACCGATGAAAGCCCTCAAGGAAATGACCGGCCCGGAACTCGTTGCCGCGTATAACGACTGCGCCAAGGTCCTTGGCCTGAACCCCGTCAATCGCTTTTCTTCGATCCAGGTCGGCATCCGCCGCGTCGAAGGCGTCCGGGCTCTCATGCCCCAACAACAGGATAAAGCTCGCGCCACGCAGGAAGCGATCAAGGAAGACGCCGCGAAGGCTCGCAAGTTCTATCCGTACGGGACCAACATCTGGCACTCGATGAACAAGGCCAACCCGCGTACGCAGAAGGAAATCCACGACGCAGTTTTCCAGAACCTGCTCGACAATCGCGAAGGCGAAGTCTTCGAAGACGAAGAAGGCGTTCGCTGGCAGATGGTCTACCTCGACAACTGCGGCCTCCCGGGTATGCCCGACCGTATCTGGTCCGGCCATCTTTCGATGCTTTCTCAGCGGAACCGGTACAAGCCGGTCAAGGGCAAGAAGGGTGCTTTCGGCCGGGTTGTCGTCGGCTAAGGAACGCGCTAACCTCCGGGCGTCACTGAGAAGCAGCCCGGAGGTTAGAATGGCTAAGGATGTGAGACGACGATCCCAGTGGTTGACGGCTCGCCTTAAAATTCCCAAACGGTTCGCGCTTCTCTCATGACGGGCGCACCGAAGTCTAACCGGCCGGGATTTCCCGGCCGGAACTTTATCGGAGAACACATATGCTGTACCTGCTGCTGGTCGCTTCAACCGTCTGTACGAACGAACTGAAGGACGGTGAACAAGGCTACTGTGAGCGCCGCTGGCTGCGCGATCACCCATGGGCTGAGGAAGTTCCCGACCGGCTCCGGCCGCGCGGCTTCGACCCGTACGTTGACCCGCAAGATTGGCGGACCGAAGACGACGAAGAAATGGAAAATTAACTGTAAAATCGTGTTGGTATATACAACACCGACGGTTCGCGTATGATGGTCTTCATCGGAACTGGAGAACACAACAATGTACCACAACATCGAAAAGAACCACAACAAGCCCGGTTACCACGGTTGGGACCTTTCTGGGCGCTTCTGGAAAATCCATCGCGAAGGTTCGGTCTGGTTCATGACCCTTCGGGACGGCGTTTCGATCCGCCACGCTTCGACCCTCCGGGGTATCTCCAAGAAGCTCGCAGGCATCACGACGGAACGCGGCGCGGACGGCATCCTCAACATCAAGACGGAGATTTGATCCATGGAAATCGTTCGCCACGCTAACGGAGAAACCTGGAAGGTGGGAGCCTTCCGGGTGGAGATCATCGAACTCATCGACGCGAACCAGGTCAAGTTCTTCAACGGTTACGGCCAACACATCCCGTTCGCCAAAGATCGTTTCGACACCATGTCCCAGGCTCGCGCAGCTGCTCGCGCTGTCCTCCACGAATATGTGGACCCGTTCACGTCATTGGAATTTTAACTATACCTAGTGGTGTTGGTTTAAGTTCGGCCCGGACACCACTAGGGTCTTCCTATCGGAACACGGAGATAACACACCATGGACACCTTCAATCTCTTCAACGCGAACGGCGAATGGCTCGCAACCTGCGGCCTCACGGTCATCCAGATCATCACCGGTTGCCACCACGACGCAACAAAGCGGATCGTTCGCGAACTCGAAAGCGGCGCAGCTGAGGTGGTGTTGTACGGTAACGGTCGCGGCCCGAACTTCATCGTGAGGAAATAATCATGAAGCGCATCGACCTCACCCCCGAAATCTACCTGCTCAAGATCAAGGGCAAGTACATGCCGTGCCGGCTCGGATACGGTCCCATTCGTGGATACAACAAGCGCGGCTCGATGGTCTGGCGTTCGTACAAGACCGTTGAGGAAGCTCGAATCAACCTGGGGATTAACTAACATGGAACTCAAAGTTGGTATGGAATTGATCGCCTTCCGTCCGGCTCAGTGGAGCCGGGAAGTCGTGTCCCATTCGAAAGTGACGGTCAAATCGGTCCTGAAGAACGGAAACTTCCGGATCGAAGGACCGAACAACGAACAGTGGAAGCCCGGTCGGACTATCGACGGGAAGTGGTACGCAACACCCGCCCAGTGGAAGTCGTACGATCACCGCCGGATCGTCCTGGACGACGCGGATTGGGCCGCGCAGCTGGCTGCTTCCACGGATAAGCGCGACCGGGCGAACGCTCGGCTGGAGCTTCGTGACCTGCTGAATAAGGACGGTGGATGGGACCTCGAAACGCTCGCGGCCGTTAGGCTTTTGTTAACTACGAAAGAGGATGTTGGTTGAAGTTCGTTTCGGCCGCCACTAGGGTTGTTGTATTGGAACACGGAGATAACAGATGAACCACTCTCAGCTTTTCGCGCTTATCGCTTCGATCAAGAACTTCAAGCCTGCTCGCGAGCACTCGCGTCTCGGCTTCGACGTTCTCCCGGACGCGCTCGTTGGTTACACCGACACCCAAACGGTCATCTTCGAAGGTGACGACATTATCGTGCTCGACACCGAAGGCGGCGAATACACGTTCAACGTCTCGGCTCCGTTCACGGTGGGAGGCTAAAATGATCGACATGTTCGAAGTCCTGAAGGACGCCAAAGGGTACGCGACCCGGAAGAACGCTGAAACGAAGCTCCAGAAGTTCTCCGGAGCGATCCCGAAGGAAGCCACGACGTTCGTCGCTCAACGACCGTCGGACGGGAAGTGGCTCGCGGTCGTGATCTATCGCCACGGACTGACGCTCAACTTCCCGATCCTTCTCAACAATGGGATTTGTATTACGAACTGAAATTAACTATGATCCGCGCTTTTGGTATCCAAAGGCGCGGATCGGCGTATGTTTGGAGCGTCGGGGAATTTATGGAGTTAATTTTATGGACTCATATATCACCGCGCGACTAGCTCCGGCGAAGCCGGGGAAACGGAAAGCCGATAGCTTCACGCTCACGTTTCACGGCGAACAGCTTCGAAAGTGGATCGAAGAACACGGCCGGTGCGCTGAAGTATCGTTCGAACACGGACACCTGGATATAGCGTTCCGGCCGAACCTGGCCCACTACAAAGTGGACCCTGGCTGGACGATGGCGGTCCCGGCGAATATCGTCCGGCTGCTGCTTCGACGCTTCTCCGGCGGCTTCGCTCCGGTGAAGTGCGACTTCGAAGGACCCGGCCCCGGCGATAAAATCTCCGTGGACTTGCCCTGGGAAATGTAATTGTTAACTATGCGGAGTGGTGTTGGTTTAATCCGGCACCGCTTCGCGTATGCTGTTCTTCATCGGAACTGGAGAACACAGATGACTGTCACCTACGACCTCCGAATTGATGAGACGGCTTTCGATCGCGAGACGGAGAAGGCGGTGCTCATCCACGTCGAAACGCAGACAATCAACAAGCGTCGGCCGGTCTGGATACCGCGCTCGCTTATCACCTGGGTCGATCACGGCCCGAACTACAAGAAGACGGTGGCGGTGCCGTTCTGGTTCGCCAAGCAAAACTACCTTCTGAAATGAGAACACAGATGAAAATCACCTTTAGCAATTCGGACTGGGCTGCGGTTCACGGCGGTCAGCCGCGCGGGACGGGCACCTGGGCTTTCGACATCGTGTGGGAGAACGGTCGCGGCGGCTTCGACAGCTACACGTTCGTGGCGCGGCCGTACCTGACTCTCACGGAAGCTCGGAAGGAAGCTGTGGCTCACGCCAAGGCGGCTTCGTTCGGCGCGGTTCGCGCAACGATCTCCACCGCTCCATGAAGGTCTTCGTCACAACGACCCCGGTGATGTGCTCCCAGTGTGGGTGTATCACGTTCCCTGGCGAGCCGCGCGGGGAAAACGGTCGGCTGGATTATTGTGGGGGTTGTATCGACGGCGGATTTGAAGCTCAGGAAGCGGCCGGGGTCCGTCCGACGTTGGAAAGTCAAAGTTAGTGAATAGGCAGTGGGCTTCGGCCTATGTTCCTGTAGTATATTATTATTTATTATTATAAAGAAAATAGAGAATTATCACGGGAACTACGGGCGATTCACCCACCCAGTACCCCAGTTTACCCCAGGACCCAAGGAACCGGCTCCTGGGCAGGGTAGACGGCGGCTCGCGTCTCGCGTATATCTTCCAATCACCAACACAAACGCGCGAGACAACATGGCGGGCGAAGACGAAGACGACAACGAACCTTCTGAGCGTGGTTCAGCGATCCTGGACGGCGCGCTCAACCCGATGGAGTGGGAAGGTCGGAAGCCCCGCGCTTCGACAACAGGAACGTTTCGCCCTATCGCAGACCAGACCAACTGGCGCAAGCACCTCAAGGAAAACCGGATCAAGTTTGACGACCGCGCCAAGGCTCGATACCTCGCGGAACTTGAGCGCACGGGTATCAAGGGCGCAGCGGCTCGCGCGGCCGGAGTTACACCGGAGACTGTTTCGCGGCATGTTCGGGAGGTTGACCCCGACTTCGGGCTGGCCGTGGACGACGCATTGTCTGCGTACAACGCACGGATCGAATTGAAGATCACCCAGGAAGCTATCGAAGGCGTTCTGGTAACGAAGTCACGGCGCGTGAAAGCTCCGGACGGAAGCGAAGACTGGGAGGAAGAAGTTCACCGGGAGGTTCGGTTTGAAACCGCACTTCGTCAGGCTATTCTCCGAAAGGTCAACCCCGACTATCGGGAGAACTCAACACTCAACGTCCAGGGCGGTATGTCCGGCGGCGTCGTGTTGATCCCGGTCGTGAAGGACCTGGACGAATGGATGCGCCTGTTTGGACCCACGGATGAACCTTCGGAGACGGTCGAATGATCATACTGACGCTCACGCTCTGCGCTTCGATCAATCAGTGCATGGATTTCGATTTCGAACCCGAACAGCCGATCACATATCACCAGTGCCAAGCTCGCGCTCCGATAGCGGCCGGGTTCATTATGGGCCAGATGTCGAACCTCCAGGGGATGTATGTCCAACGTATCCGTTGCCGAGACGCTAACGCCTCCAAGGCCTGAAGACGAACACCCGCTTGCGCTAATCGGCGCTGTAATGCCGATTGGGCGGAAGGTTTCGACTATCACGCGCAAGGAACAGAAGTGGGCCGCCATGCCTACTTCCCAACAGGCGTTCTTGTCGCTCGCGTGTACGGGCGTCTTCGAAGCGTTGTACGAAGGTACGCGCGGTCCAGGTAAGACGGACACGCTCCTGATGGACTTCGCTCAGGAAATCGGGAAGGGCTTCGGAGGCGCGTGGCGCGGCATCCTCTTTCGCCAGACGTATAAGCAGCTTGGAGACGTTATCGCGAAGACCCAGAAGTGGTTTCCACTGATGTGGCCTGACGCGAAGTATAACGCTTCGGAGCACTATTGGCAGTGGAAGGACGGCGAAACGCTCCTGTTGCGTCAGTTCACTCGTGACTCGGATTATTGGAACTACCACGGCCACGAATACCCGTGGGTGGGCTGGGAAGAACTTTGTAACTGGCCCGACCCTTCGGGATACAAGCGGATGATGTCCACTTGTCGATCCTCCCATCCAGAAGTGGCCAAGCGTATTCGATACCGCTCGACAACGAACCCGTATGGCCCCGGACATAACTGGGTCAAGCATCGTTTCCAGCTTCCCGGATCGCGCCAACGCCTTATCACGAACTGTACGGACCTCAAAGGGAACCCGGAGCCGGATCGGATCGCGATCCACGGACACATCAAGGAAAACATCATTCTGCTCCGGTCCGACCCTGGCTACATCGAACGCATCCGCGCTTCGGCCCGTTCTCCGGCTGAAGCAGCTGCTTGGTTGGAAGGGTCTTGGGACATCGTCGCGGGCGGAATGTTCGATGACGTTTGGGACCCACGCGTCCATGTTGTTCGACCCTTCATCGTCCCGTCGTCTTGGCGCATTGACCGATCCTTCGACTGGGGAAGCTCGCGACCCTTCTCCGTTGGGTGGTGGGCCGAAAGCGACGGATCGGATTATGTCGATGGTGACGGCAAGCTCCGGTCTTCGGTACGCGGCGACCTGTATCGTATCCACGAGTGGTACGGCTGGACGGGCGAACCGAACGAAGGCGTCAAGATGCTCGCCACGGAGATTGCGAAGGGTATCATCCAGCGCGAAGTCGATTGGGGCATACATCGACGGGTCCAGGCCGGTCCGGCTGACTCGTCCATCTTCGACGTGGAGAACGGGAACTGCATCGCGGACGATATGATGGGCGATGTTCGACTGGACGATGGGCGCGAGTTCTCCGGCCCGGAGTTCGAACGGGCGGACAAGTCACCCGGCTCGCGAAAGACCGGCTGGGAACAGATGCGCAAGCGGTTCAAGGCGGCCATCCCGCCCAAGATCGGTATGCGGGAAGAACCTGGCCTGTTCGTATTCTCGACTTGCGAACAATTTCAACGTACGGTGCCTGTGCTCCCACGGGACGAAAAGGACATGGACGACATCGACACCGATGCTGAAGACCACATCGGTGACGAAGCTCGTTATCGGGTCCGGGCTCTTTCGCATCCGCCTGCTGTTGGCCGCACTACCGGAGGTTTCTAATGTCGCTGAGTTCGAAGCACCCTGCCTTCGACCGATACCTTGAGGACTGGCTGCTGTGCGAGCATAGCTATGCCGGCGAACGGGTCGTGAAGGACATGGGAATGATCTACCTTCCCGCGACCTCTGGGATGATCCAGGACGGCGCGCGGACGGTCAACAGCCCCGGCTGGCACGCATATCAGGCCTACAAGACCCGCGCCATATTCCACGAGTTCTTCGCGGAAGCCGTCGAAACGTACATGGGTATGATGTGGCATAAGCCTCCGGTGATCGAACTCCCGGAAGCGCTGGAGCCGATGCGGGCTCGCGCTACCGCGAACGGCGAAACGCTGGAACAGCTACTCCGTCGCGTCAACGAACGTCAGCTTGTTACCGGTCGTTGCGGCCTATTCGCGGACTTCCCAGCGAAGCCGACCACGGCCCAAGTCACCCCGTATCTCGCGCTGTACGAGACACGCCACATTATCAATTGGGACCTTACCGGCCGCGACGAACTCGGAACGGAACGGCTCACCCTCGTTGTACTGGACGAAACCGAAGAACAACGCACGGCAGAGTTCTCTTGGGAGCGCAAAGAAAAGTACCGCGTTCTTGCTTTGGGCGACATCACCCCGACTGACGATGTCGAACCCGTATTGGCGTACAAGGCGGGTCTTATGACCTCGACCACGTACGTTCCAGCCTCGATGATCGAACCGACGTATCGCGGAAAGAAGTTGGAAGAAATCCCGTTCGTGTTTATCAATTCCAAGGATAATCTCGACCGGCCGGACGATCCTCCGTTGACTGGTCTCGCGAACCTGTGTATGGCGATCTATCGCGGTGAAGCCGACTATCGCCAAGCCCTCTTCATGCAGGGTCAGGACACACTCGTTGTAATCGGCGGCGCCAAAGACACAACATACCGGATCGGAGCCGGATCGGTTATCAATCTGACCAAGGACGCGGACGCGAAGTTCATTGGCTGTAACTCCGAAGGGCTTCCCGAAATGCGGGAAGCTCTGGAGAACGATAAGCAGCTGGCCTCCCAAAAGGCTGGTAAGCTCGCGGATATGAAGTCGGCACAGCGATCCTCCGGCGACGCGCTGAAGACCCGATTGGGCGCTCAGACCGCGACGCTGAACCAGATCGCCTTGGCGGGCGCTGCTGGGCTCGAAAGCCTGTTGAAGATTTGCGCTCGTTGGGTTGGCGCGAACCCCGACGAAGTGAAAGTCACGCCCAACCTTGAGTTCGAAACGGTCCCGATGACCGGCACCGATCTGTCGCAGCTTATTTCCGCGAAGACGATGGGCGCACCGCTCTCGATGGAGACGATCCACGCCCAGATGGTCGCTCGGAACCTGACTAAGAAGACCCTGGAGGAAGAACTGGAGGCGATTGAGAACGAAGAACCTCTGATCCCAGGCGGGCCGGGTACAGTCACCGATCCGGATGACCCGGACTATGACAAGAACAAGGACCCGAATTACAACCCCGAAGCGGACCCTGACTCCAGCCGGTTCAAGGACCCGGATGAGGAAGCGGATCGCCAGATCAAGATCAAGACGGCGAAGCCCCCATTCGAAAAGAAGCCACCGGCTAAGAAATGAGCAAGGCGCTCCAAGTCTTCGCATTGACGTTTCTGGAGGCGGCTCGCGACTTGCCGGCGACCGGCGCTCGCGTAACGTTTCGCGATCTGCTCGATGAGTACAACGCGAAGGTAACGCCGGAGGAAACTCTGACGTGGACGCAGTTTCGGTCGAAGCTCCGGGACGCGACGGCCGAAGGACACATCAACGTTGAGACGGAAAACCTCAAGGATGATCGACCGGTATGGAAGACGCTCCAACGGTCCAGCCTTGGTCCGTCCATATCGAAGCTCCGGAAGGCTGTTGGCGCGGACTTTCTCGATGACGTAAACCAACAGATGTTCGATGCGATGATTCGCCATCAAATCTACCTGTTGCGCTTATCCGGCTCCGTTCGAAACGCGACCATGGACCTGCTCGACAAGAGTCAGAAGGACATCGAAAAGCAGCTGAAGGCGAAGCTCGGAAAGTACAAGGGCTTGGAGACGCCAGCGGCCGTCCGTAAGCTCCAGTGGATGGACGATTACATTCGCACGGTTCGAAAGGGAACTTGGAACAACATATCCGGCCAATGGGTCCGCGACTTCTCCGAACTCGCGAAGAACGAACAATCCACCATGGCTGGTATGGTCCAGACCGTTAGTCCGACGGCGCTCGCGCTCAACCTAGTCGATACCCGAACGCTCACGCATATCGCGACCCACAACCCGTTCGAAGGTCGTACGCTGAAGGAATGGGCGCGGGCTCAGGCGGACGCGGACGTGGCGCGCCTTCTCAACGCGGTTCGGATCGGTATGGTCCAAGGCGAAGGCATCGACCAGATCGTGTCGCGAGTACGTGGCGCGGCCGGGATGACGAACGCTCAAGTCCAGGCTATCGTACGAACTGCCGTCAACAGTATCGGAAACGAAGCGCGGGCTGAGTTCATCGACGCCAACGCGGAACTCTGGAGCGGCGAACGCTTCGTGGCGACCCTCGACTCACGTACCACACCGGTGTGTCGCGCGAATGACGGGAAAATCTTCGAAGTCGGGAAGGGTCCAAAGCCCCCGCTTCATTTCAACTGCCGGAGCCTTCGCGTCCCGACCCTATCGGGCGAAGCTCTGGGCGAACGTCCGATGCGCGGACATACGGAGAAGGGCTTGTTGCGCGACTTCGCTCGCGAGAATGACCTGGACCCGGTATCGTCGCGGGACAAGCTCCCATTTGGATACAAGTCGAAGTTCGACGCTTTCTCGCGCCAACAAATCCGCGCGATGACTTCCCGCGTCCCGTCCGCGACTTCATACCAGTCGTGGTTGGAGACGCAATCGCGATCCTTCCAAGACGATGTTCTTGGCCCGACCCGCGCGAAGCTCTTTCGTTCGGGCAAGTTATCGCTCGATAAGTTCGTTGACCGAAATGGTAACGAGTTGACTCTGAAGGATTTAGCTAGTAAGCACGCGGATGCTTTTAAGGCTGCTGGACTCAATCCGGAGGATTTCTTGTGATCCGCACTCCCAAGTTTAAGACGTGCTTGCCGCATATCCTCCGGTTCGAAGGCGTTATCCCAGAGAAGGGATTGAAGGGCAACGTGGACCATCCGGCCGATCCGGGCGGACGTACCGGCTCCGGTATTCTCCAGCGCGAGTACGACAAGTGGCGCGCGAAGAACGGGAAGGCGTCGAAGGACGTTTGGGACATGTCCGAACTGGAGCGTGATACGATCTATTGGGAGAACTATTGGAACCCGCTCAAGCTCGATGACTATCCGCTTCCGATTGCTTTCTTGCTATTCGATACGGCCGTGTTGAACGGCGTAACGGCCGCGCGGAAGCTCGCCCAGAAGACCGTTGGCGTAAAGCAGGACGGGATTATTGGGCCGATCACGAAGGCCGCGCTCAACGCGGTAGACAAGGCAGAATTTCTAGAACGTTTCCAGTTTCATCGGCGGGCGTACTTCAAGACGCGACCCGCTTGGGCGACGTTCGGAAAGGGCTGGTTCAATCGTATGGACCAGGTTGAGAAGATCGCGGCGGCGATGATCCGCTTGCCTTCTAAGTCCTGAACGTTTATGTTTCCACCACTTCCACGGGCAAAAGGAACTCCCAAATGTCTAAACTGAAGGCTGTTCTCGACAGCATTGACGACCTTCCGGAACCGATCCAAGAGTTGTATTCCAAGAAGGGCGATAAGTTCGAACTCACCGGCATCGAAGGCGTCAAGACACCGGCCGATGTCGAACGATTGACGAAGACCCTCAACACCGAACGCGAAGCCCATAAGGCTACCAAGGCGAAGCTCGCGGCGTTCGGGGACCTTGAGCCGGAGGAAGTCCAGGCCAAGCTCGATAAGTACGACGAACTTGAAGCGACATCGGGCGGTAAGGTCGATGACGAAAAGATCGCCAAGCTGGTCGAAGCTCGCGTGAAGTCGCAGATCGGTCCGAAGGATCGCGAACTCAAGAAGCTCCAGGACGAAAACGCGACACTTCGGGCGGACAACGAAACGCTCCGGAGCGGCGAACGCAAACGCCTTATCCACGACCACGTTCGTACGGCCGCGCAGAAGTCGAAGCTGCTCGACACGGCGACGGAAGACGCGCTGTTCATGGCTGAACGGGTCTTCGATGTCGATGAGAACGGCGTCGTCATTACGCGCGACAACGTCGGCGTCACCCCCGGGCTCGATGCCGAAGGTTGGCTTCAGGAAATTCAACCGAAGCGTCCCCATTGGTGGCCCGCCACTCAGGGCTCCGGCGGTAAGGGCTCCGGCGGTTCGGGCGGTTATGGCGCTTCGAACCCGTGGAGCGCAGACGCTTGGAACCTTACGGCCCAAGGTCAGATTATCCGCGAGAAAGGCGCGGCCGTCGCTCAGAAGATGGCCGAAAGCGCGGGCACTTCGGTTGGCGGTCCGAAGCCGGTGAAGAAGTGACCTTGACTTCGCCAACAAGTTAGATTATGTCGGAGGGGTGTTGAGTGATTCAACACCCCTTTTGCTTTCGCCTCCGGCGCGCGTGATGCGCCTTACCGGACCCGAAGCGCACCCCCGATGCAAGCCGTGATGGCCCCTGCGTTCGGTTTCCCCAAAGACCAAAACCGGATACAACAGGAGTACCCTTATGGCTACCGGCTCAGTTGCTATTGCTGACATCATCGTCCCGGAGGTTTTCACCCCGGCCGTGGTTCAGAAGACCGAAGAAAAGTCCCGGCTGATCAAGTCCGGCGCTCTCGTACGTGACGGCGGCATCGACGCCTTGCTGGCTGGCGCTGGCCTGACGTTCGAACTGCCCTCGTTCAAGCCCCTCGACAACGAAGACGAAAACATTTCGTCTGACGACACGGATGACTCGTTCAAGGACGGCTTCACGCCCAACACGAACGCTCGCCCCAAGAAGACCGGCATGGTGTCGGAAATCGGCGTTCGTCTGTCGCGTAACCAGTCTTGGGCTTCGTCCGACCTGACGACCGCTCTGGGCCAGAAGGACCCGATGGACGCGATTGCCGAAGGCGTCGCTGATTATTGGGCCCTCCGTCTCCAGGCCGCGTTCGTCGCTACCGTCAAGGGCGTCTTCGCTGATAACGACGCAGCCCCCGGCGGTTCGGAGCACACGCAGTACGACATGACCAACGACGTGAAGGGCGCTTCCTTCGTGGACGGCGTGACGAACTTCACGACGGAAGGCTTCATGGACGCCGCGATCACCATGGGTGACTCGGCTGACATGCTCGGCCTCGTACTGGTCCACTCGGTGGTCTACAACCGGATGCAGAAGCTCCAGCTTCTGGACTTCGTTCCGGACGCGACCAACCCGGCCGTCAAGATCGCTACCTATCTTGGCCGTCAGGTCATCGTGGACGACGGCATGCCTTCGTCTTCGGGCGTCTTCGAAAGCTGGATGTTTGGGACGAACGCTGTTCGCCTGGGCGTTGGCTCTCCGAAGGTCCCGACCGAAACCGACCGCAAGGCTGCGGCTGGTAACGGCGCTGGCCAGGACGTACTGCATAACCGCGTTGAGTGGCTCATCCACCCGACCGGCTACAAGTACGCCGGCACGCCTCCGAAGGGCGGTCCGTCGAACGCTGCGACCTCGAACAACCTGGCTCACGCCGGTTCTTGGCAGCGGGTCTTCCCGCAGCGCAAGCAGATCAAGGTCGCTCGCTTCATCACCCGCGAATACTAAGAAAAACCGGGGTGGGAGAAATCCCACCCCGACTTTCTTCTGAGGGCCAATCACGGTCTTTGGATACCCGTCCAACCAGGAGCTAATCACTATGGGTAAAGGTCTTCCACGTTCGCTTGCCGCCGCGAAGGGCGATAAAGCCGTCAAGGTCAAGCGCATCAAAGTCAAAGATAAGTCGCTCACGGTCGCTGCTGCCGGCGCTGGTGTCGGTTTCGGTACGGCTCCGATTGACGACTTCCCGGCTGGGAACATCCTGTTCCTGGGCGCGGTCGCGAACCTCCAGTTCACTTCGGCTGACGCTGATATCGGCGCGACGTTCGATGGTGACTATTCTATCGGATCGGCTCCGGACGCTGATGGCTCGCTTTCGGGCGCTGAAGCCGACATCATCGCTTCGACCGCTCTGGGCGCTGCTACCGCCAAGGCTTCTCCAATCGTTCGCGGCGCCAACGCCACGGCCGCTATGCTCGACAACACCGACGGTTCGCTTGAAGTGAACCTGAACCTGTTGATCGACGCTGCGAATATCGCTGACGCTTCGTCGGCTGCGTTCGTGGTGAATGGTGACGTCTGGATCGCCTACGCGATCCTTGGCGACGACTAAGTTCAGGAAGACGGACTTGCCTTGTTAGGCACTTCCGGACTATCCTGCGTGCCGGGAAGGGTGGCCCCGTACCTTCCCGGCACTTTTCTTATCAACCAGGGATATTCCTATGACCGACAAGATCAAAGAAGCGCTGGCGACGTTCGACCCGGCGAAAGATGAGTTCTGGACGGCGGACGGTCTTCCGAAAATCGAAGTCGTCGGCATCGTCGGCTTGAAGCGTTCCGACATCACGAAGGTCGCACCGCACTTTACTCGCGCGAACCCGGTTCTTGAAACTCCCGGCGAAATCGCAGCTGAGAAGGCGAAGCCGGAAGCCCCGACCCTCGAACAGCGCCACTTGGAAGCCAAGAAGCTCGTGGACAAGACCGCGATACTTGCTCGCAACGCTCAACAGGAATACAGTAAGGCGCTCGCGGCGCTCGATACCGTTGAGCGCGAAATCGCTGCGATCCACGGCAAGCGGACTTCGCAAGACGACATCATGGACTATCTCGCGGCCCAAAAGCGGCGTCGCGAAGAAATGGAGAAGGCTGCGTCATGAGCCGGATGGGCGATTGGGTACGGCGTCGTTTGAACCGGGTGCGTTCCGTACCCGATACGGTCGCTGTCGTGCTCAACACGCCTCTCACGGTTGACGTGCTCGCGAATGATCGCGGCTCCGGTCTGAAGATCACCCACGTCAATAGTCGGCGGATCGTGGACGGAGGCGCTTCGATTGATTGCGGCTCCGTAACGGTCGCGCTCATTGACGGCGAACTCCGGATCACTCCGGATAACGCTTTCACGGGACAATTCGCTTTCTTCTACACGATGAACGACGGACGCAAGTCGCGGATCGGTCAAGTTGTCGGTGAGGTATCGTAATGGCTTCCACAGTCAACTTTAACAAGGTCCGGAAGAACATCGACTTCCGATATGTCGTCACGCTCAAGAATAAGGCGGGAACGGCCATCGACATTTCGCAGTTCACGTTCTTCATGGACGTTCTTCCGAAGGTCGGTGAGCCAACCCCGGTCCTGTCCTTGTCTTTGGGCTCTGGGTTGGAACTCTTCACCGACGGCGAAGACGGGAAGCTGCTGATCAATGTCGATCACCTAGTCATGGCGGACGTTCCCGTTGGAAATTACAAGTACGACCTCGTGATGGTAAACGACGGAGCGTCGTCCATCGTCATGGAAGGCTCGATCAAAGTTAAGTCGGGAGTCACGGAACTATGAGCGACATCGAAATCATTCCCGGACTTGATACCGAAATCGTCGTTGGTGGCGTCGCGGAAGCCGGTCCGCGCGGTGCCGACGGCGCTGGCGCGACTAACAACATTCTATACGGAACGGCCAACCCGACCGGCGGCACGGGTATGGACGGCAATTTCTTTATCAACACAGCAACCTGGACCCTATTTGGACCCAAGGCCGCTGGAGCATGGCCTTCCGGCGTGTCGATGATCGGCCCTGCCGGCGCGAATGGTTCGAACGGTTCGAACGGAGCGACTGGACCGCAAGGCGCAGCCGGAGCCGACGGCAAGACCGTTCTCAACGGTACAGGAGCCCCAGACAATGGACTGGGAACCAACGGCGACTTCTACCTCGCAACAAACACCTGGACGGTCTACGGTCCAAAAGCTGCCGGGGTTTGGCCTGCTGGTCAAACACTCGTGGGGCCAACCGGTGCTGCGGGTAACGATGGGGCACCCGGCGCTGATGGTGCTGCTGGTTCTCCTGGTGCTGCGGGCGCTGACGGGCGTACCCTCCTGAACGGAACGGGAGCCCCGTCGAACGGCTTGGGCGCTGACGGTGACTTCTACATCGCGACGGACACCTGGCTGATCTACGGTCCGAAGGCTTCGGGAACGTGGCCCAGCGGCTTCGATCTTAACGGAGCCGACGGAGCGGACGGCGCAGACGGAGCGGCTGGTGCGGCTGGCGCGGCCGGTGCCGACGGCAAGACCGTTCTCAGCGGTTCGGGCGCTCCCACGACCGAAGGCGTCAACGGTGACTTCTACATTCGCACGAGTGACTGGACGATCTACGGACCGAAGGCGGCGGGCGCTTGGGGCTCACCGACTTCGCTCGTTGGTCCGACCGGCGCGACCGGCGCGGCCGGTGCCGACGGAGCCGACGGCGCGGACGGAAGCCCCGACATCACTTCGACTTCTCCGGCGACGCCGGCAAGCGGTGTTATGAACCTCTTTCGCGGGCGGGTCGGTCAATCCGATCACGTCGGCGTCATCAATTCTGGCGGCAAGAAGATCGTCTTGGGCAAGGCGCTCCAGCGGCGTCCGTTCTCTTTCGCATACCCAGTCATTGGCTCGACCACGCTCCAGTCGTCTGGCTTCACGAACTCTGCCGAAGGTACGGCGACGGCTCCAACCCCGACCACCACGGACATTCTCACGCGTCAAGGTCGCGTGAACTACGCTTCCGTGGCTACCGCGTCCGCGATTTGCGGGTGGCGCGACGGCGGTTCTTCGAAGTGGTACAACGCTGTCGGTTATCACCTTTCGTACATCTTCGGCTTTACCGATCCGGCGACGGTCGCGAACTCGCGGTCATTTATCGGCGCTCACTCGTCCAACGGCGCGGCGCTTATCACGACGGTCAACCCGTCCACGCTCGCGAACCTCGTGGGCTTCGGACATGACTCCGGCGATACAGCGCTCCAGTTCATGCATAACGACGGGTCCGGGAACGCGACGAAGGTCGCGCTCACCGGCTTCGATCCGAACGCGGTCAATGAAGTCTATCACGCGGAAATCTACGTGGCCCCGAACGTCGCGGAAGTTCACTATCGGATCGAAAAGCTGTCGAACGGCGACGTGGCTCAAGGCATGGTAAGCTCGGACATTCCGGCAATGGGCACTGGCCTGTTCTCGCGTATGGTTCGCGGCAACGGAGATACGGCGCTCGCGGTCGGCATCGCGCTGATCTATCACTACTGTGAGAGGGAAGTCGGCTAATGACGTTCAAGGTAGTTTCGAGCAACGGCCGCACGGGCGAAACCGATTTGGACCCGATTGATACGGCCGTCAACAGTTACGCGGCGCTGATCCCGTTCCTCGACTATTGGCTGCTGCGCAACATTGATTATTCCGACTATGACGCGGAAGTGATCCAGGCTGCGCTCGTGAAAGCGACCTCGTACATGGACCGGAAGTATGCGACCCGGTGGCGCGGCGTTCGTATTGACCCTGCGCAGCCACTAGGATGGCCGCGCAAGAGCGTCTTTACAAATGACGGGTACGCGGTGGACCCCGTTCCGAACGCGCTCCGGCAAGCCTGTATGGAATTTGCGGCCCGTACCCTTCTGGGCGCGGACCTCTGGGCCGATCCGTCCGTCAACCGGAACGTCCGGAAGACGGTCAACCAGGTCGGACCGATCCGTGAAGAAGTCGAATACATCGACGGCGGAACCGCTCCACCCGAATACCCGATGGCTGAAACGCTTCTGGTAGACCTTATCCACGCGGCCGGGAGCACTTCGCGATGAGCTTCGACTATTCGAAAGCCCTGGAACTCGCGCAGAAAGCCGTCCGGAACTATGGGCGGACGATTTCGCTCGTGGAGTTGGGCGTCGCAACGGACGAAACGAAGCCGTGGTCCAGCCCGGTCGGAACCGAAACGCTGAAGGAAGCGTCGGGACTATTTGTTGAACCCGGCGCGGCGTCGAAGCTCGGCTTGAATGTTGACTTGACCGACTTCCTGAAACGGTCTAAGCAAATCTGCGTTGTCGCGACTTCCGAAGACCTTCGGAAGTATCACCAGATCAAGGACGGCAATCAGTATTGGACGATCACGGGAATGTCGGCGCTTAAACCCGGCGACTTGGCCGTGCTTTGGTTTATCGGAGTGGGTGAATGAGCTGCACGTTTCTCCAGGCTCGCGACGATATGATGAAGATCGTCACCGATGCTTGGGTGGCGGCAAATCCCACATATCCGCTTGTTTACGACGATATGCCGACGGACGGACCTCCGGAGACGAAGCTGCCTTGGGCGCGTCTCACCCTTCGTCATAATCGCGGCGAACAGGAAACGCTCACCAACGCAATCGGTCAGCGGCTATTCGGCCGGGACGGACTGTTGACGGTCCAAATTTTCACACCACGCGGGGAAGGCTTGACCCGGGCGTATCAATTAGCTAAAGTGGTGGCCGATGCGTTGGAAGGCAAATCGACGCCCAACGGCGTTTGGTTTCGTGCTGTTCGTATCCGGGAAGTTGGTCCGGACGGCGGCTGGTTCCAGCTTAACGTGACCGCTGATTTCGAGTACAACGAAGCGAAGTAAACTCAGGAGCTACACAACATGCCGTTGGTCAATAAAATTGACTCTAACGTTACAGGCCTTCGGTATGCTGAAGAAAGCCTGGTGCCGAAGGTTCTTCCCGGTTCACCCGTCTGGTGGCCTCTGGAACCGAACTCTTACAACGACTTCGGCGGTAACCTCACCACCCTCGCTCGTACCCCGATCAGTGACGACCGTCAGCGCAAGAAGGGTGTTATCACCGACTTGGACGCTCAGGGCGGCTTCAACACCGACTTGACGTATACCAACATTCAAGACCTTCTCCAAGGCTTCATGTACGCAGACTTTCGGCGGAAGCCGGAGTTCGGCGGATACGGCGTGGACCTCTTCACGTCGGTCGCGACCTCTGACGACAGCTTCAACGCCGCGTCCGGCCTCGATGTCTTCGCTGCCGGCGATCTGGTAAAGGGCTCCGGCTTCGCTTCCGCGACGAACAACGGCGTCCACCTGGTCGAAACGGTCACAGCCGGGACCAAGGTCGAAGTCGCCACGAACCTCGTTGACGAAAGCAACCCGCCTTCCGGCGCGAAGCTCGTCAAAGTCGGCGTCCAGGCTGACGTTGGCGACCTTGACGTGAACGTTTCCGGCGACTTGCCGCGCATCACTTCCACGACGTTGGACTTCACTGATCTGGGCCTGATCCCGGGTGAATGGATCTTCGTCGGCGGCGATAGCTCCGGCCACAAGTTCACGAACGCCGCGAACAACGGTTGGAAGCGGGTCAAGTCGATTGCCGCCGGTTACATCGAAATCGACAAGAGCGACACGACCATGGTCGTGGAAGCCAACACGACTTCGACGGTTCGGCTCTTCATCGGCCGCATCCTGATCAACGAAGTCGGCACGCTCATCAAGCGTCGTACTTACAACCTGGAGCGGTCGCTGGGCGTCCCGAATACGGACAACCCGAACGAAGTCCAGTCGGAATACCTGGCCGGATCGGTCCCCAACGAAATGGTTTGGAACCTCGCAACGGCCGATAAGATGACGCTGGACCTCAGCTTTATCTCGATGGACCACGAACTCCGTACGGCCGCAACCGGCGTCAAGTCCGGCGCGCGTCCGGCGCTCGTGGAAACGGACGCATACAACACGTCGAACGACATCAGCCGCATCAAGATGTCGATTATTGACGAAGCGTCCGAAAATCCTTCGGCTCTGTTCGCCTACATCACCGAAGCGACAATGACGGTATCGAACAACGTGACCCCGAACAAGGTCATTGGTACCATCGGCGCTTCGGACATGACGGCCGGTTCGTTCTCCGTCGAAGGAACCATGACGGCGTACTTCGTTGACGTTACGGCGCTCCAAGCCGTCCGCGACAACGCTTCGGTCACGCTGGACATGATCTTCGCCAAGGGCAATACCGGCGTCGTCATCGACCTTCCGCTCATCACTCTGGGCGAAGGCCGCGCGAACCTCGAACAAGATCAGCCGATCACCCTCCCGTTGGGCTTCAACGGAGCCAAGGGTGCCTACGGCTACACGCTCCTGCTCGGCTTCTATGACTACCTGCCCGATGCCGCGCAGTAAGACTTACCAAGGAAGTCGCGCCAGGTAACGGGCACCTGGCGCGCTTCTCACTCTCCACGGGCAAAAGGAACTCCGATGACCAAATCTATGTACACGAATTTCCAGACGGATCGCAGTCTGGAAGAAACCGGCATTTGGCTTGACTACGGTCCGTTTCGCGTAAAGATCGCGCGCTCAGGCGGTTCGAACAAGTCTTTTGCTCGTAAGTTGGAAGCGAAGACCCGGCCCTATCAGCGGGCGATCAAGACGGAGACGATGGACCCGGCGATTGCCGAACGTCTGATGCGGGAAGTCTTCGCTGAAGCCGTTATCCTCGACTGGAACATCAAGGACGCGGAAGGCAAGTGGATTGTTGGGATGGAACTCCCGAACGGCGAAATTGGAAAGCCGAACGTTGAGACCATCATCGCGATCCTTGAGGAAGTCCCGGAACTTTTCTCGGACATCCAGGAACAGGCCAACAAAGCGGCGAACTTCCGCGAAGCCCTCCGGGACGCTAACGCGGGAAACTAACTGATGTCTTGCTCTATGAATTGGAGCAAGGCCCCTCAGAAAAGATGTTGATTCAGCAATCTTTGAAGGTCGGGAAACTGCCTCCAAAGATTGCTGACGCACCCCAACTCCGGCTTGGGCTGGAGTTGTACTATATGGCGTTCATGGACCTCGTGGCGTGTAGACCGGGATGGGGCGACGGACCTATTCCGTTCACCGCCATTATGGACTACGCTCGCGCGTTTGACTTCGACATGGAGCAGGCCGAAGACCTCCAATACTATGTCTCAGCACTAGACGAAGCGTACATGGGACACGTAAGAAGGAAGTCAAAGGCATCCACGTCGTCTAAGTCTAAACCCGCGAAAGGTAAGTCATGACGCCGGAACGCTTCGCGAAACGAATCAAGGCAATCGCGCGGGACATCCCGGCGAACACAACGGCTTCCGTCAATCGGGCGGCTGGCCTTATTCTCGCGACCGTGATCCCATCGACGCCGGTCGATACCGGACGCGCTCGCGGGAATTGGCAAGTCAACATCTTTAATCCGATCACGTCCGAAATCGAGCGACTGGATAAGACCGGCGGCGCGACCCTCACGGCCGGTCGGCAAACTATCGCGACCCGGCCTCCCGGCGCGACAATTTACATATCCAACAACGTCAACTATATTGGGCGCTTGAACGAAGGTTGGTCGGCGCAGGCTCCGGCGAACTTTGTCGAAAAGGCGGTTCAGACAGCAATCGCTCACATTCGGAACGCACGCATTGTGAGGTAAGATGACGACAGAACGTATTGATATTGTCGTCTCTGAACGCGGCGCTCCGACGGTATCTCGCCAAATCGCTCAGATTGGCGACGCGGCCGAACGGTCCGCCACTCAGACCAATCGTCTAAAGAACGCGCTTGCCGGCCTCGCAACGGGTACAGGCATCGCTGCGTTGGCGCGTCTGGTCGATAGCTACACGAACCTGACGAACCGGCTCCGGACCGTTACGAAGGGCGCAGGCGAACTCAAGCTGGTCCAGAACGAACTCTTCAACATCGCATCGCGGAACCGCGTCGCGGCGGACGGCGTGGCTCAGGTTTATCAGCGGTTCGCGGTCGTTCTTAAAGCTGCCGGCCGGAGTACGTCGGACACGCTTTCGTTCGTGGATACACTTACCAAGTCCGTTGTTCTCTCCGGCGCGAGTACGCAGGAAGCGACGGCGGCGCTCGTCCAATTCGGTCAGGCGTTGGGCGCGAACTTCAAGGGCTCCGGGCAAGAAATCAACTCCATCCTCGAACAGCTTCCGATCCTCGCGGACGCTATCGCGGAACGCTTCGGCATCGCTCGTTTCCAGCTGAAGAAATTCGTCCAGGAAGGTAAGATTTCCTCCATGGAGGTTATCGAAGCCGTTGAGAACATCCGCGCCAAGTGGACGGAGAACTTCAACGCGCTCGCTCCCACGATGGAGCAGGCCTTGGGCGTTATCAAAACGCGACTTGGCGAAGCTATCGGCCAAATGGACGCGACGCTTGGCGCGTCGGAAAACATCGCGAAGGCGATGATGTACGTGGCCGACAATATCAAAATTCTATTGGGAGCGGTCACGACGCTCGCGACAGCGCTCGGCATCACGCTGGTCCGGTACGGTCTGGAAATCGTTATCGGCCGATTGCTCGATTTCATTCGCGTCCTGGCCGTCGCTCCGGTGGTCGCGTTTACGACAGCGATCATGAACCTTTCTATCGCGTTCGCGGTCTTGGGCCGAAGCGCTGTGTTGAGCGTCTTCTCCGGATTGGCCGCGACGTTCACGCGGATCGGAACGGTGGCGACCGGCCTCATGGGTATTCTTCGCTCGCTCGCGGGCGCGCTCGCGTTCAAGAGCCTTTCGAACATTACCCTGCTGAGCTTCGCTCGCGGGCTCGCGTCCGTTGGTACGGCGGCGCTCACGCTTCTCAATCCGCTTTCGCTCGTACGCGGCGCGGCTGGACTTCTTACGACGGTGGTCGGCGGCGGGCTCGCGCTCGCGTTCCGTACGGCCATGGCTTCGATTTCGGCGGCGGTCACGGTCATCGGCGGTATCGCTTCGACGTTCTTCTCAGTCGCGAAAATCATCGGCATCCTCGGTGTCGCGATGATAACGATGGGCGACCAGACGACCATCGCCCAGAACTCGCTCGTGACCTATCGCGACGTGGCGCTGTCCGCTTGGGAGCGGATTAAGACGGCGTTCAGTTCAATGATTGAGTTTGTCGTTCGTCTCTGGCCGTCGTTCGGAGAAGGCGCGGACAAGTCGTTCAAGGTCACGGAAATGTCCTTCAAGGACATGCTGAAGTCCGTCGCGGGCGGTATTGATTACTTCATCGCGGTCTTCAAGACGGCTCGCGAAATCATTACGGACGATTGGCAGCTGCTCTTTCCGGCGCTCGTGGACGTGATTATCAAAGCCCTCAAAGCAATGTGGGATATGATCGGCACGTTCATCAATAAGGCGCTCTCACTTCTGGGCGATTTCGTCTCGAAACTTCTGAGCGGTGACTTCACGGCTATCGCTTCCGGCGCTCTCGACTTTACGGTTGAAGGCGCGGCGGACCGGCTCGGCAAAACGTTCTCCGAAAAGCTCCAGGAGAACTTGGCCGAAGGCGGCGGCGCGGTAAAGGAACTTGACCGCATCCTTGAAGACTCAAATGACCGCGCGATTTCGCGGATGGAGGAAGAACGGATTGCCTTCCTTTCGAATCAGGCCGCGAAGCTCCAGGCCGCGCAGCAAGGCGCGGTAACAATCGGCGGTGGCGCGGCCGAAGACGAAGAACGGAAGCCGAAAGAGTTCGGAGACTATCTGAACGAACTTCAGCGCGAGCAGCAGCTTGGGCTCGCGACCGGCGACGCCTACAAAATCCTGAACGAACAGCTGGACATCGCGAACAAGCTCCGGCGCGAACTCACGGACTCAGAAAAGAACCAGATCGCAACGGCTGTGGAGAACAACGCCCAGTTGGAGCGGAAGCGGGCGCTGTTGACCGAAATCGTCGGACCGGAGCAGGAGTATGGATATCAAATCCAGGCGCTCAACGCGCTCCTGAACGAAGGCGCGATCAACGTTGACCAGTACAACCAGCAATTCCTCAAGCTCCGGGAAAACTTCATCAACGGTCTTCCCGAAGCGACCACGTTCGCGGACGGCTTCGCGATCCAGATGGAGAAGATGAAGCTGGCGACGCAGAACGGTATGGGCCAGATGGGAACCGAAGTCGGGAAAATCTTCGGCCCCGGCGGAACGCTCGTCAACGGTATTGGCGACGCTATCGCGCAGTCCATCGTCTTCGGAAAGAGCTTCAAGGAACAAATTCGCGGCGTCGCACAGTCCATCCTGTCGCAGCTTATCGGCTCGCTCGTCAAGATGGGACTTAACATGGTCCTGAACGCGACGCTCGGCCAAACGCTAATGACGGCGCAGACGGCCACAGGCGTGGCGCAGGCTGGAGCCCTGACTGCGGCCTATACTCCGGCGGCGGCTATGGCCTCGCTGGCTACGGGTGGCGCAAACGCGGCCGCAGCAGGCACAGGCATTAGTTCGATCTTCTCTCTGCTCGCGGGTCTGGCCGGATCGCTGTTCGGCGGCATGGGCGGCTTCTCCGAAGGCGGCTTCACCGGTGCCATCGGTACGTCCGATGTCGCGGGCGTGGTCCACGGTCAGGAGTTCGTTATCAACGCGAACGCGACGAAGCGTCACCGGTCGCTCTTGGAAGCGATCAACGCCGGTAAGGACCCAATGACCCCGTTTGTCGCGGCGGCAGCGACGGCCGCTCCGGTGAACGTCTCGATCACGAACGAAATCCCTGACGCGGCGTTCGAAGTTCGTCCGTTGGGCGAACAGGACATTGAGATCATTGCGCGGCGGATCGTCCGGCGCGAAGCTGCGGAAGTTGTCGCTCAGGACCTCCGGAACCCGAACAGCCGGACTTCTAAGGGTATCTCAAGCAATACGACAGCACATCGGAAACGCTAATGCTGAAGCTCCTGCTGAAACCTGATCAAAATAGTTACCAGGTCAAAGAAGATAAGACCGTGGTCAGCACGCAGCTGGACGGCGGCGCGTCTCGCGTCCGGCGCGACCTTCTAAACGCGGCGATGGAAGTGGAGTGCCAGTTCACCCTTAGTCCGTACGAATATCAGTATTTTCGAGCGTTCTACAATCAGGTCAACAAGGGCTCCGATCCGTTTCTCATCGACCTCTTGGTTGATTCGCATGAGCTTGTCGAATACGTCGCCATTTTTAAGCCGGGAAGCTGGCGGCTTTCGAAAGTTCGCGGTCTGAGCTTCGAAGTGAAAATCCAGTTGGAAGTTATTCCCGAAGACGAAGGGAACAACTACGCGAACATTGTCGCGAACTTCGAACCCGAAGAATATGTCGCACCACCGGCTCCGGTCACGTTCGGTAACACGGAGGAATAGTTGTACAAGCTCAACCTTCTCCCGGACCAACAGTCATACGCGGCGTCCGAAGGTCCGCGTCAGGTTTACGCCAAGCTGGACGGTGGGATGGGGCGCGTCCGGCGCGACCTTCTGAACGCGGTTTGGAAAGCCGACGTTCAGTGGACCGTCGAACAGGAAGACTTCCAATACCTCCAGACGTTCCGTCGCGTAACGAAGGACGGCACCGAACTTTTCCGCATGGATCTAATCCTCAACGGGACCGGCATCGAAGAATACGAATGCCGAATGATTCCCGGGACGTGGCGCGTGACGCAAAATCGCGGACGGGCGTACGTCGTCAAGGTCCAGCTAGAAGTCCACCCCGGCATTGGAGACGAACAGTTTGACGAAGGGCTCGTGACGACGTACGAAGGATTTGGCCCCGAAGGAAGTTCGGCGTATAACTTCCTGGGGATACTCGTCAACGTTACAATGCCCGCGAACATGAAATGATAAACCCAGACGCCTATTCCGACCGGACTTTCACCCTCCGAACGTATAACTGCCTCCACTTCCTCCGGGACGTTTGGCTGGACTACGCCGGGGTGGACTTGGGCGATTTGACCCCGAAAAAGTTGACCCTGTCCGAAGCTCGGATGGGGCTCGATAAAGAACTTGAACGCCTTCTGGGCTCGATACTGGAGGAAGTCCGCGAACCGGAAGACCCGTGTGTTGTACTAATGACCGCCCAGTACGATCTGCCCCACGTCGGAACCTGGACCAACGGTCGCTTGCTTCACCTATCGAAAGAAAATAAAGTGGTGGTCCACGAACCGATCCCGGAGCACCTTCGGGACGGCGTTAGATATTTCAGGGTGATCCATGGGCGGCGCGAAGAAAAAGAAGAAACAACAGGTACAAAAGACCGTACCGCCGGCAACGCTGGCTGAACTTCAAGTCATCGCGGCCAACCCGGCTTATTCGCCTTCGGAAGCGGCGGCGCTTCTCAATATCGCCATGGCTGAGTTTGATATCTCCGTGGATACGGATGAAGTCGAACTCTATCGCGACACCCGGTATGCTGAATACTTCCTCGAAAGCCGGTCTTCGGTCGTTCAGCTGGAGACTATCGAAATCAGCCACCCCGCGTTCAGCAAGGTCTACCGGCTCGTGCGGAACGCGGTCGGCGGCTTAACGGCGTTCGTGGAAACGGGCGGCTCCGTGTTCTTCGAATACTACCCGATGAAGCTCGTGCCGCACCACGCTCGCGATGACTTGGATTTCTTCCTTTCGATCACCTTCGGAGACTTGGGCGAAGTTCTCCCGAAAGAACTCGACTTGGTTATGACCGCACCGGGCGGACTATCGGTCAAGCCCACAGTCAAATATCGGATTTACAGATCAGACGACCTATCGGCCCCGCTATATGGGCCAGTCCGGCTCGAAATTGAGTCCATCGCGTTCGATAAGGAAGGCGCGACCTTCGACGCTCGCGCTCCAGGGCTCAACCTTACCCGTACCGGCGAAGTGTACTCGCTCACCCGGTTTCCGTCGCTTCGGGGATTTGTATGATCCGAATTGACGACTATATGGGCCGCGAGTTCAACTGGCGGACATACAACTGTTGGGATTTCGTTCGGGACGTGTGGAAAGACCACACCGGGAAAGATATTGGGTCACGCGACTTCCCAACTATAGCGCGAGACGATATAAAGCGGTTCGAAGAAATCGCCTTCAAGGAACGGCTCACGGTTGTTACGGAGCGGATCGAAAAGCCCGAAGACCCTTGCCTTGTGGTCTTCATCCGGCCTAACGTGATGTCTCATATCGGCATTTGGGTACGCGGTCGCGTACTGCATTTGCGGCCCCAAGGAAACGTTGTGTACCAAGCTCTGGACGAAGTTGCGGTTGGCTACAAGGAACTGAGGTGGTACAAATGACGTGTCGTGTTATTATCTCGCGCGATCCTCTGGAGCCCGGTACTTGGGAAGTCCACGATGATATTCAGTACCTTCCTGAGTTCCTTATGGAGCAGTTTCCGTCGTGGCCGGACGGCGCTCGCGTATATCACGAAAAGGTAGACCAACAGCACGACGTTACCCCGTTCGATGAGCACTCCGTCGCTCGGCTCAAGGACTTGGAAGGCGACATCTACGTTGTCGTGTACCCGGAAGGGTTCATTGGTATTATCATCGCGCTCGTTGTCGTTGTCGCGCTTGTTGCTGTCGTTGTTCTACTCGCGCCGCAGGTCCCGCCGGTCGCGACGGACTCACGCAACCTTCAGGATAGTTCGCCCAACAACGAACTTTCGAACCGCTCGAACAAGCCTCGGATCAACGGCCGCATCCCGGACATCTTCGGAACGGTTCGCGCGGTCCCGGACATGATCGCGGAATCATACAAGATTTATGAGAACAACCAGGAAGTCGAAATCAGTTATATGTGCGTTGGTCGCGGCGAATACGCGATCCACGACGTTCGCGACGGCGCGACGCTTCTGTCGCAAATTCCCGGTGCTGCCGCAGGCTTCTACGGACCCGGCTTTAGTCCGAACAACGGCTCACCGTTCTTCCAAGTCGGAACAACGATCAACGAACCGCTCCGGCGCTCGCGTCGCGTCGAACAGGTCGTGGGCCAGGAACTTCGTCCGCCTAACGCCGCGTCCGCGTCCAGCCCCGGAAACTTCCGCTTCCGCTGGCCGGATAAAATCGACAACGGCGTTGGCTTCAACTTCTCTGACTTGTTCTTCGCGGGCGATGAAATCGAAATCACCGGAGCGACGTATTGGGGCGCTCGCGAAGCGTTCACGACGAACCAACCGGCTCGATACTATCACAACGGCGGCAACGATTATATCCAGTGGCAGAACGACAACCCGCGAAACTATTTTAGCGCGGGCGATACAGTCACGGTTTCGAGTTCGTCCACGACGCTGACGAAGAAAACGCAGAACGTAACGTGGACCGGTTCGGCTCGCTTCCGGAGCAACGGCCGTATCTATTTCGCGGCGGACCATCCGGCGGAAACGCTCGACTTCCGCACGAATAAAAACTTCGCGCTCGTGGACGCCTATATTCCATACAACCTGAACGGGACATACAAAGTCCTTTCGAAGACTTCGACCACGCTCACGCTAGAAGACCCGCACCTGGTCCAAGCCGATTGGAACTATGTTAACCAGACCAATTGGGGGTACGCGACTTTTGACGTACGCGGCTTCACCGGATCGTATCGCGTTGAAGAAGGCGGAATCATTCGGACGTTCGCGGGGAACTTCGATGACGTAAACGTTGGCGATGATATTATCATCGCGGACTGCTCGACCAAATACTTCACGACGCTTTCCGAAACGTATCAGGCGACATCGTTCAACAACTCATCCGACTATTGGCAGTTGGATAATCCGGACGAAGTTTCTCTGGAATGGAACGACATCAAGGATTATTCGAAGTTCGTCACGGTCACGATCCAACAGACCCACACGGGCGATACGCAAACGGTCAACTTCGACGGAACGTATACGATTTCAGAAGTGACCGATGATAAGTTGTACGTCAACGCGAATTGGAGCTTCCTGACGCAATATCTGAACGACCGTTCGGAGTACGCCACTGACACTTTCTATTCCGCGCCCCAAACGTCGTATGTCGATTTGAACGGCGTTTACACCATCGTTTCGGTTTCGATTTCACAGATTGTTCTTGCGAACCCGGCGTCCATTCGGTACGGGTGGGAACGCCTTCGGTTCTTCCCAAGCGACTGGGTCATTCCTGGTAACGCGAACTTGCGCGCGAACGGAACGAACTGGATTGGGCCGTTCTTCCTCGATAATCCCGAAATGACGCACGTGTATTCGAACTTCATCGCGGAAAACGGACTTTACACTGACGACGGAAAGGACCAGAAGCGAAAGCAAGTCGAAGTCACGCTGGCGCTCTATTCGTGCGACGAAAACGGCATTCCAATCTCCGGCCGTCCGGTTCAAAACGCCAGCCAAGTTCTAACCGGGTCCGCGATCAATCGCGATACCGTCGCGATCACGCGCGTGGTCGGTCTGACCTATCCTGGGCGACAAATTATCTATTGCCGGCGCGTTACGGCGAAAGACACCGCGTTCCAGGGACAGGTGGTCGATACGGTCAAGTGGAAAGAAGTCTGGATGATCGCTCCGGAGACGCGGACGAACTTCGGGAACTGTACGACCGTCCAAACAAAGACGTACGCGACGGACGGCGCTCTGTCGGTCAAAGAACGTCAGTTGAACTGTCTCGTCACCCGGAAGATACCGATCATCACCGGCTTCACCGGAACGTATCCGAACACCACTCCGATCTACGCTCCGGACCTCCAGCCGACGAAGCACGCGGGACAAATCTTTTGCGCTATCGCGAAGGACCCTTTCCTTGGAAATCGCCCAGACGAAGAAATCGACTTTTACAACATCTTCGCGGCGTGCGAAACCATCTATCAGTATTTCGGAGAAGTCCACGAGGCAATCGAGTTCTGCTACACGTTCGACAATAACAACGTCTCGTTTGAAGAAGTCGCTTCCTCGATAGCGAACGCCGCATTTTGTACGGCGTATCGCCAGGGCGATAAGATCAAGTGGAAGCCGGAAATGGCGACCTCAGACAGCGTTCTAATCTTCAACCATCGGAATAAAGTTCCAGGAACGGAAACGCGCACCATTCGTTTCGCGGCACATAACGACCACGACTCAATCCAGATGGAATGGGTCAATCCGGCTGACGACTCAATCGAAACGTACTTCATTCCGGAAGACCAGACCGGCGTCAAGACGAAGAAAATCGAAACCATCGGCATCCGGAACTATAAGCAAGCGACGTGGCACGCTTGGCGCTCGTACCATAAGGTGCTCTTCCAAAACGTACTCGTTGAGTTCGAAGCGACTCAGGAAGCGGCGATGCTACTCGCGCACGACCGTGTTCTGGTCGCGGACAATACTCGCGCGGACGTTTACGACGGCGAAGTGTGGGACCAGGAAGTGCTCCAGCTTTCGCTTTCGCAAGAAGTCGTTTGGAAGTCCGGAATCAGTTACACGATCTTCCTCCAGCATACGGACGCGACGGTGGAAGCGATCCCGTGCACGCCGGTCGCGGATAACCTGAACGTGCTGAAAAACTGCTATGTTCGCGACAACGGTCAAATTCGGTTCGCGAACCCGCTGGACGCCGGACTGTTCGTGAAAGGTCCGCTTAACATCCCCAGCTTGCTCGTGGCCGATCCGACCGGAACTCGCCAGTTGGGCGGCATCTATAACGTGACCGAAGTCAACGCGCTGGACGGCTATATCCAGTTGGGCGACGTGACTTCCGTTACGAAC